ATGGCAATTATTATGAATGACGATACCACTTCGAATACGGATAACCTCAGTACAGAAAAAGAGCAGTTTGAACAAGCTGCCTTACATTACCATGAGTTTCCACGCCCAGGTAAAATTTCGGTAACCCCTACTAAGCAGCTAGCCAACCAACGTGATTTAGCACTCGCCTACTCTCCAGGTGTTGCTGTACCTTGTCTTGAGATCCAAAGAGATCCAAAACTTGCGTCTAAATACACGGCACGTAATAACCTCGTTGGTGTTATCACTAACGGTACTGCTGTATTGGGTCTGGGTAATATCGGTCCATTGGCATCGAAGCCAGTCATGGAAGGTAAAGGCGTTCTATTTAAGAAGTTCGCAGGTATCGACGTTTTTGATATTGAAATTGCTCAAAATGATCCAGACAAATTCATCGAAGCGGTTGCCTCCCTTGAGCCTACTTTTGGTGGTATCAACCTAGAAGACATCAAAGCACCAGAATGTTTCAAAATTGAGCGCGTACTACGTGAGCGTATGAACATTCCTGTGTTCCATGATGATCAACATGGTACGTCAATCATTGTTGCCGCAGCCATGCTAAATGCTTTGTTGATCACTGGCAAAAAAATCGAAGAGATTAAAATTGTTTGTTCAGGCGCAGGCGCAGCAGCCATTTCTTGCCTAGATATTATTTGCGCGCTTGGCGTTAATAAGAACAACATTATTGTTTCAGACTCACGCGGTATCATCAGTACTAGCCGTGAAAACCTTGATGAAACCAAACAACGCTATGCTCGTGATGTTACGGCTACTTCTATCGAAGAAGTCATGGACGATGTCGATATGTTCCTAGGCCTATCAATGCCAGGTACACTATCAGAAGATATGGTTCGCCGTATGGCAAAAGACCCTATCGTCTTTGCACTTGCCAATCCAACACCTGAAATCATGCCAGAATTGGCCCATGCGGTACGTCCAGACGTCATCATGGCAACGGGTCGTTCAGACTATCCAAACCAAGTAAACAACGCGCTATGCTTCCCGTATATCTTCCGCGGTGCATTAGATGTTGGTGCAACCACTGTTAACGAAGAGATGAAAGTCGCCTGCGTAAAAGCAATCGCTGCGATGGCACACGTCGAAGCCACTCCAACTACCAGCGCTAGAAACATCGAAAAGATGCAGAGCTTTGGTCGTGACTACTTAATCCCAGGCCCTCTAGAACCAAATCTAATCATTGAGATCGCATCTGCTGTGGCCAAAGCAGCGATGGATTCGGGCGTTGCCACGCTACCGATCGATGACATGCAAGCCTATCGTCAGCGTCTATCTGAGTTTGTTTATAACTCAGCGTTTGTGATGAAGCCAATCTTTGCTCGTGCTAAAGCCGATCCAAAACGTATTGTGTACTGTGAAGGTGAAGACAACAACGTCTTGCTTGCTGTACAAGTGGTCGTTGATGAGAAGCTAGCACAACCTATTTTGGTTGGTCGCCCTTCAGTTATCGAAGCCAATATCAAAAAACTGGGCCTACGTCTAAAAGCTGGCGAGAATATTACCATCGTCAACGTTGATGACGATCCTCGCTACAAAGACTACTGGCAGGGCTACTACGAGAAGAACAAACGCCGCGGTGTAAGCATTGAGCTTGCGCGTCGTGATGTTCGCCGTAAGACGACTTTGATTGGTTCTTTGCTGGTCGAAAACGGTGCGGCAGATGGCATGGTATGTGGTACCTTTGGCCATTACCAATTGCATCTAAAATACGTTGAAAGCGTCATTGGCAAAAAACAAGGTATGAATGATTTCTATGCGATGAATGCGGTACTCATGCAAGATCGTAATATCTTTATTGCTGATACCTATGTCCATGAAGACCCAACGGCTGAACAATTGGCTGAAATGACTGTCTTGGCAACAGATCAATTACGTCGCTTTGGTATCACGCCACGCGTTGCGCTAGTGTCTCATTCTAACTTTGGTGCTTCAGATCGTGCCAGCGCTGTCAAAATGCGTAAGGTTCATGAGCTACTAACCAATATGAATGTCGACTTTGAATTTGAAGGCGAAATGCAAGGTGATGCCGCGCTTAACGAAAATATTCGTCTAAACGATATGCCATCAAGCCCGTTAAAAGGTGCAGCGAACCTGCTTATCTTGCCAACCCTTGATGCCTCAAATATTGCTTTTAACCTGCTCAAAACAGCAACTGGCAGTGCTTCTGTTGGCCCTATCCTATTAGGAACTAATAAGCCGGTACACATTTTGACGCCATCAGCGACAGCACGTGGTATTGTCAATATGACTGCACTGACCGTTACTGAAGCTCAAGACCTAGAAAACGAAAAATAGTCATATACCATACCCAGTATGAATGCACTGTATCGGTTCAATATAATTTGGATACAAGGAAGCCGAGTGAAAGTACTACAAATAGTAGACTGAGCGAGGCTGACACCCTACCAAATTTGTAGAGGATTGATTATATTAAGAAGGGCTCTGTCATCCATTGACAGAGCCCTTCTGCTATACTAAAACCAGTCAATGCAACTTATAGAGCATTGGCTGGTTTTTTGATTCATAAAAATTGAGCTAGTGATATAAAGCTCGATAATAACAAGAGGCTTCTATGCAAATTTATCTCGTAGGCGGTGCTGTACGCGATCGACTGCTTAAACGTCCTATCAAGGACAAGGACTTCGTCGTCGTTGGCGCTACTGTGGCAGAGATGATTGATGCAGGGTTTCAACAAGTGGGCGCTGACTTTCCTGTGTTTTTGCATCCGACCAGTCATGAAGAGTATGCATTGGCACGCACAGAGCGCAAGCAAGGCTCAGGCTACAAAGGTTTTAGCGTACATGCCAGTCCCGATGTCAGTCTAGAGGATGATTTGCGCCGTCGTGATTTAACCATCAACGCGATGGCAATCGAAGTTACCAGCTTAACCGATGATACCCCGATTAATGGACAAGTCATCGACTACTATGGCGGACTACAAGACTTAAAAAGTAAGACATTGCGTCATGTGTCCAGTGCTTTTAATGAAGACCCATTACGTGTACTTCGAACAGTACGCTTCTATAGCCGTTACTACGATTTGGGCTTTACCATCGCGGATGACACTTTAACGCTGATGCGTCAATTGGTCGATACAGGAGAGCTGACTCATTTAAGCGCCGAGCGTATCTGGCAAGAGTCAAGCCGTGCAACTATGCAACTATCACCGCAAGTCTACTGGCAAAAACTGTTTGAAATTGGTGCACTCGCAGAGTATTTCGCGCCTTTGCATCACGCTTGGGACAATATTCAAATAAGAGAAACAGTGCAGACAGCGTTATACTTTGCAGGACAGATGCATTTAAATTTATCGCAGCGTTGGGCACTACTAATGACTAGCCTGTCTTCATCACTATTTACTAGCGAAAACTCTGATTCTACGTCTAACGTATCAACCGCTATAAAAAATATTAACGCTATCGGTAATAAAGCCAAAGTCCCAAAAGCACATACTCAGTTCGCAATTTTATTCGCTCAGCAAGCTGAAAAACTAAGCACAATAAACAGTCTAAATGCGGCTGAAAAAATCGATCTAATCCAAGCCTGCGGTGCGCATAAGGAGCCTGACAAGCTCTCTCAACTGCTAGTGTGCAGTCATGTGTTACAGCTAGCAACACAGCATCGCCAAATGATGTTAGCACTAAACAGCTTTCACGCCATCGGTATGACTGACATTGCGCCAGACCTTAAAGGCCCGGCTATTGGTGCAGCCTTACGCCAAAGCAGGATTGAACACTTGCAAGCGCAACAATGATATAGACAAGCACCTTAGAGAAAAAAGTAATATTGCTATGAACCAAGAACTTAATGCCTACCAAGCAGAAAATATAAATAACCAAACGCCAGTGATGCTTGTCACAGGTAGTGCTAGGCGCATTGGGGCAGCTATTATTAAAGCGGCTCATAGGCAAGGTTACCGCGTTATCATTCATTGTCACCGTAGTGAACAAGACGCTAATGACTTAGCTGATGATCTGAACGACATCCGTGCTAATAGTGCAAAAGTTATCGTTGCTGATTTAACGATAGTCAACGATGGAGCGGCTTTAGACAGCTTTGTTGGAAGTATTATAGAGGCGTTTGGACAGCTTGATGTACTGGTGCATAATGCCTCACGGTTTTATCCTAGCCCGCTCGGTAGTATCAATGATGCACAGTGGGATGAGTTGCTTTTGACCAATGCGAAAGCCCCTTTACTATTAAGCCAAGCCCTATTACCTTATCTAAAGCAACAACAAGGCTGTATTATCAGTTTATTGGACATACACGCACATGATAGACCGTTTAACCACTATACTGTCTATAACATGGCAAAGGCTGCGCATCGAATGATGGTACAGTCGCTAGCGCTAGAGATGGCGCCAGAAGTACGGGTCAACGGGGTTGCTCCTGGGGTCAACATTTTACCTGACCCTACTAGCGACCAAGCTATTGATAACGAGCAACAACAAAGTATCATCGACGCTATCCCTATGAGGCGCATAGGCCAACCTGATGAGATTGCTCATAGCGTACTGTATCTTGTGCAGGCAAATTATGTCACAGGAGAGATCATCACCGTGGATGGAGGCCGTAGTCTAACCATAGCTGGTGGTTACCTGTAATACAAAAATATGGTTCAATAAAAAATATCTTGATTACTGCCTATCTTTTACTTGAAAAATTAAAAAAATCAGGTATCATTGTGCGTCTAACGTTAGGGCCCATAGCTCAGTTGGTTAGAGCAGAGGACTCATAATCCTTTGGTCGTAGGTTCAAGTCCTACTGGGCCCACCAAATTCAAACCCTTATAAGCCACGGTTTATAAGGGTTTTTTATTGTCTGTAGGTTTTAGGCTGGCTTGCCTGCTAGTATCAAACCGCCCGAAAATATACTTTTGGTATACTTCTCATTTTGTCCGTTATCCTCTACTATACCTAGACAGATTCACTCTACGGACAGCGACTATCATGGCAAAAACTAAATTTACCAAACGGTTTATTGACGGCTTAGAGTACACAGATAAGGCGGTCATTCATCAGGACGAAGTGGTCAACGGCTTTGCTGTCTGTACCAAGAGCGCCAGTAAAAACTATTTAATCAATAAGCGTATCAACGGCAAGTTGCATCGTCGCGTTATCGGTGATTGCTCAATCATCACCTTGCAAGACGCACGCGAACAAGCCATGTCGTTAATATCAGATTTGATGCAAGGTAAGGACCCATTCAATGATGACATGAAGGACGTGGTTGTGCCGACGCTTGGCGAAGCTTATAAATATTACATCTCTCATAAGCCTGGACTAAAACAATCGACCATCGATACCTACAATCGGCAGATACCAGGCAAGCTTGCGGAGTGGTTAGATAGGTCTATGAACGAAATCATGCAAAGCAATGTCACCGAAAAACACTTAGAGCTTACTAAGTTAAGCCCATCACAAGCCAATGCTACTTTTAGGGCGCTTAATGCAGTATGGAATTTTTCGCGCCTGAGTTTTTTAGACAAGTCCGAATCCCCTATCATCAAGCCAAGCCCTATCGAGATACTGACAGCCAAGAAACTTTGGAATACGGTGAAACCTCGTACTAGATATCTTAGTGAAGACACGATGGGTAACTATGTGCGCGTACTCACTGATTTTAAGAGTGAGGACTTCCACACCATGCAACCGCATAGTAATAATGCACGCGATATCATGCTGCTATTTTTGTGCACCGGCATACGTGCCAGCGAAGGCTACACATTAAGATGGGATTTTATTGATTTAAAACACGGCACTATGACTATTCATGAGACTAAGAATGGTGACACCTTGCATGTGCCATTGGGTAAAGTAATGTGCGCCATGCTTGCCCATCGACATCATTACCGACAAGATGAGCCGTGGCTTTTCCCTTCTCGCTTAAAAGAGTGCGACGGTAACCTGACGGACATATCAAAACAGTATAAAAATATTGGTGACGCTGCAGGTATTCATATCACACCGCATGATCTGCGTCGGACCTTCTCAACCATTGGTGATATTTTGAATTTGAATATTTCTGTTATCAAGCGATTGATGAATCATAGAAACTCGAAAGCATCCGATGACGTAACGCTGCAATACATTCAGGTAAGTCAAAAAAGACTACGCGCTGCTATGAATGAGATCGAGAAGTTTGTTTTTAATGAAGCTGGTTTTACGCAAGATGAGGTTATCGAAAAACTGTATAAAATATATTAGAACTCAAGCGATTCTTATGGCTCCCGGCTGATATATAAGGGCTGTGGCTGTTTTGCGTTCATTTAAGGACGCCTCTACACCTTATGCTACCCTCATCAATGAGGGAACCAAAACCTAGACACAAAAAAGCCCACTCAACTGATTGAGTGGGCTTTTGGATATTGGGGTAGACGCACGGAGTTTAACCGTATTCCTAGAGTTGTATGCCAATCGATTGACACCTCTACTGCTTCAACGCTAAAGCTTCATCTACAATTCGCTAATGGCTAGATGGCTCCTGCATCTATTTCGCTTTGTGCCTGCTTATTTTACCATCTGCTATAACTTACGGTATTAATCGGACGCTTTGTCAGTCAATTAGGCTTTCTCTTTTTACGTTAGAGTCTGCACTGAATAAGTTTGCAAGGCAACCGGGTAACCCCAATCCGACCTCACCGCAGCTTTTCTCGTTCCTGCGACTTAACAGCTTAACCTTGCGTGATAATTATAGCAGTATAAATATTCGCATAACAACTCATATAAAGAGGTTTATCCTGCTAAAAAAGAACACCAGCGACCACATCATACAGCCATGCCAGCGGCAGATAGATCACCGTATAGAGTATCGACAAGGCGATACCAATAACCACAGCAATCATAGCAAGTCGTACATAGATATCCACTGCGCCTACAATGAAGCGCACTGGATATTCTATAAACTTACTCTGACTGGCTGGCAAGTTATTCTCTTTCGGTGAAATAGTCATCTAACTGCTCCGGTAGTTTCTGACGATCCTCGCTGGTAAAGTCCTTCTTATCCAAACGACGCTCTGCCGAATCTTCAATCTTATCAATATCTACATTAAAGTGTTCGGGATTGCGTTCGTTCCAGGCGTCCATGTCATTATAAAGCTCGTCAACTCTATCGTAGTCCTCTTGATATAGCGCCTCTGTCAACTGTAGAGCAAACTGATTTTGCTTGTCAAGCACCATGTTTTTCATGTGGTACTTCTCGCTACGTTCACGGCCTTGTTTAGCATTGGACGCCGGGTTGAACTGTAACGCACCTTTGATGACAGCATCAGTGCGGTCCATATCCATCACCTTATCGCCTTTTTGGTTGCGGTAGGCGCCATTGTTCCAAATCTCAATACCTGCTGCCGCATCTCGAACATAACGCGGTGCTGCTATCACTGCCGCATCTTTATACTGGCCTTTCGTGATCATATCGCCAGCGGTAAAGAAGTTTTCAAAGAACCCACTTGATGCACCGATAACTTCTGCCCAATCGCCCTCTTTCGGTCTAGCAAAGTCAGTACCAGGTATAAAGTTACCCATATTTGAACGACCATACATATCAAAGCGTGTTTTCTCACTAAGCAATCCGTACATAAGGGCATCGGCATTATCTTTGCCAAGCTCATCCTGCAAGAAGGCTGTTAGATTGGTTGCACGACCAAACAATCGATACAGCAAGCCTTCTACAATATCACGCAAATCATCGGTAAACGGCAGACCTAACATACCTGCAAGCATAAACTGCCATGCCATAGCGACAGCCAGTGATTTAACTTCTTTATCGCGTCCGTGTCTGATCATCTGCTCAGCATAGTTGATACTGAACTGCTTAAACACCATAACCAACGGCCCAAACTGTCCAAGCTTACCAGTACCGCGTGCCAGTCCTGAACGATTGCCTTTATTATAGACGCCCTGTGTCTGCTGAATCATCGATACCGCAAAATCATAGCGGCTGTTAAAGCCTTTTGCTTTTAGCTTAGCATCGCCCATCGTCTGCGCAACTTTAAAGGCAGCGATCATGGTGCCACGACGGTTGACGGTTTCTGATACTTCAGCGGCCCAGCCAGCGGCACGCGATAAATTGCCCCATAGACCGCTAATCACGCCAGCCTTACCACGCTCAAGCCCTCGAATCATCCAGATATTTTGTGGATCAAGATGACCTTCACGAGTCATGCGCAGGTAGTCCTCTTTTTTAACCCATGCTGGCAAGTGGTCCTCAAAACCTTTCCAGCTAGGTGTAGCATTACCTGTGACCTTTTTGCCGAACTCAAATGTCGCTTTGCCTGTGTACTTGGTGATAATGCCTAGCGCCTGTGTCATGTCTCTATGCGCACGCGCTGCACCGACATAAGCGGTCAGCTTAGGTATGGTCTGAGTAAATGGCTGTGTGAAGTTAAGCACCATAAATGCGGTAGAAAATCCCATATAGTAATGGAAGAGTAAGCCGCGCACGCCAGCAAACTCCTCTTGTGGGTTTTCCATATTAGCAAAGACGTTTTGTGCTTCGCCTTGCAAGTTACCGTCCTCAATCTTTTGTATGGCGTTCTCGATCTCGCCATTATATAGAGCACGACCACTGTAGCGTGCGTTACTCATGACGAATGACGATAAGACTCGCGGCAAGTCCTCGCTATACCCTGGCACCTTCTTACGATGGATCAGGCGTTTTAGGGCGCTTTGATTGCTAATCGCTACCTTTAAGTAAGCTTGATGGGCACCATCTGTATCAAGCCCAAGCTCAGCGGCAAACAACTGTACCGTCTCAGGGGATAATCCTTTACCTGTGAACTGCTTAAACGCATCAGGATTGAGCGTACCAGTGCCAACTTCAAAATCATTCTCATCATACTTTTCTTTAAGCTCTTTGATAGCCTTGCGCTGCTGCCCTTTGGTTTCGTAAAGCTCGAATAAGTCCAGCTCATTGTTAGATTTGTCGCGAACCTCAACCGCATAGTGTCCAAAACGCATCAATGGTGCATAGCCTTTTTTCACCAGGTCATCATACTTGACCGCGACACTATCCATCACATCAAACACCCCGTCTAATTGATTTTGTAAGCGCTTCTCTGCGGCTGGCGTGATACTGCCAGACTGAGCCAGTTTCTTGAGCTCGTCCGTCATGTGCTGCTGTATCATTAGGTTGTGACCGATAGGCGTCAATCCTGCCAGCTTTAACCTATTAATAGTATGAATATTAACCAGCTTAGTGCCCTTAGCTAAGGATGATAGTGTATCGACTGTCATGTTAAGTACAGAAGAATCAATAGCAGCACGCGCGCGGCGGTACATATCCTTTTGCTTGTCATCAAGATTGAATTTTGTCTCAAGCTCGCTATCCGTCCATACCTGATCTGCCATTGTGCCATCAAACAAGGCGCGACTGACTTTATCGATTGCTTTTTTGCGCTTGCCTACCATTAACTTGGTATCCCAAATCTCAGGTAGATACTCTTGTATGCGCCCGGCTTCGTTGTTCTCATAAGCAATACGCGCCTGCACGTTTTCAAAGAAGGTTTTGAAACTTGGATTTAACATGCCGACGTGTAGCGGTGTGGCTAGATGACGACGCAGCAACAAACTCAAGTTAAACTTAGATGACAGTGCGGTGGCTGCTGATTGCTTAGCGGCATCAATCGCTTTTTCTTTGGCGGTGGTTGGGCTTGTGTCTGTACCTAAGTTTGAATAGCGACGGCTAAAACGAATATCAGGATCAGATGAGTCAAACGTACCAATATTGTTGGTAGCTGACTTAATCTGCGTTGGCTTATGAGCGACTGCCCACTTTACGCTACCATCCGTATCTCTATAGATAACCCCATCATGACCATCTTTTAGCATCTGCTGACGACTTGGAACCGACGCCAAGCCTGAATCTACATAGTAAGGGTTTTCTATTGATAGATAAGCTGGCACGACACGAGTACCACCACCTGAATAACTGCTCGCTTCTGACTCATTCGAGGTGAAGTAACTTCCTCTACCTAACAGTGCACCAAAATCAGTCGTATTAAACTCGTTAAATGATTTGATTGTACCGTGATAAACAACAAGCGGCTTGCCATTACTGTCCACCACCTTGCTATCACCAAACCATTTTTTAAACGCTGCCGTGGCTGTTTGGTTGGTGGATTCCTGACTGTACTGCGGCACTGCTGCGGTATTATCCATGCCAGCAATAGTCACGCTATCCATACTCTGCTCTGCCAGACGCTTAACCATACGCTCAGCTAACTGTGTTATATCATTAGGTGTCAGTTTTAATTGTACGCCTGTATTAGCGCGCACCCATGCACGCACGCCAGCCATGACACGATTAACAAAGCGTTTAATCACAGCAAGTGGACCGCCACGCTCGGTGGCTTGCGCGTGCTCAGTGATAAGGTAGGGTATATATTCATCACGTGCTTCTGACTCTGTTGCGGTACTCGCTTCTGCGCGCGCTTTAGCTCTGACTGCATACTTATTGCCAGACCTAACTAAGTCATAAAAGTTTTCCATAAGGGTCATGTAAGTTTGCGGTGATAGCATACCCTGAATACCAGCATGACCGCCCAACTCATGAAGCAGTGTTGCAACTGCGGTATCAGTGGTTAGATTGTCAGCGATCAGTACGACCTTACCTTGATGATAAAAACCTTCTGCATCACTTGGGATAAGCAAGCGACCACTACTATCGACAAAATCATTAAGCGTGCGCACTCGTAGCTTGCCTGATTTAATGAGACTAGCAACCACTTCTTTGCCGAATCGGTTTTGTAAAACACTAATGACCTGCTGGCTCGTGGTGCCAGTCAATCCTTTGGCTGGATTGGTTTTAGAAAACTTAGGTTCCTCAGTGCCAGGTACACGATCTTCTTCGGTTAATCCGTTTGACTCACTAGCAGCCTTTAATGCTTCCGCTTCATTTGCCAGCGCTTCTTCAAGCTCTTTTAAGTCGCGTGATTTCTCATCAAGCTCGGTCTGCGCATCAAACGACTTGCCAGCACGACGCTCAAAATTTTCAGCATCAGTCTGCGCCTGCTCGATAACCGCTTCGATCTTGGTTTTGTAGTCAGCCAGCTTATTGACACGATTAATGATACGAGTGGTCAGACCATCAGGCCGTGTGTCTTTCACATTGTCAGTATCAAATAAGGCGGCATCATCTGCTTTTGGTATATTGACATTGGCATCTGCGTAAAAGTTGCCACCGTCCATCATGACGCCATTATAAACCACGTCATATCCAGCAACGGTTCCTAGTACCTGCTCACCAACATGATAGTCTTTAGCATACTTATTGTATGCAGCAATAATCGCTTGCCCAAACTCTGTACGGTTATCAAAAGACTTGCTGCCAACCCTACCTATCACATCGCCTGTCTCTACTGTTTTATGAGTAGGTAGCAGCTTATTAATGGCGTCTAACTCTCGCTCGGCTCTGGCCAGTGTTTGACGCGCTTGCTTGGCTTGACCTTGGTTTTTAAACTTCTCGTTCTGAAAACCTGATAACTGACGGTTTAATCTCTCAACATCTTGTCTGAGTCCAGCTAGCTGTAATGAACGTGGATCACCAGACGACAATGCAGATGCTTGCTCAAACGCACTCGCTTCACTCACGTCATCCATATTACGAACTGTCATATCACCGCGCATGGCTTGCTCAATGAATCGTGCTTTACGAGCGACCATTGACCACATGGTACTGTCGTAACTGCCTTTGGTAGCATAAGCTCTGATAACCACTTCTTTATTTTGGTTGCCCTGGCGAATGATGCGGCCTTCACGCTGTTCAACCGACGCTGGGAACCAAGGCGCATCAAGATGGAATAAATGTGTCAAACGCTTCTGCGCATTGACGCCCGTTTCCATGTCTTTACCACCGATCATGATGCGCTTACGGCCTTGACGCATATCATCAAACAGCTTGCCTTTTTTGGCATGAGTCTTATTGTCACGCATAAAGGCGATGTGCTCAGGATCAACACCCTGACGTATCAGCTCGTCAGTAATCCACTGTTTCATATCAAAGCCGCGACTAGCGGCTGACTGCTCACCAAGTCCAATGTCGGTAAACATCATCAGCGCACCACCGTTTAGCTCATCGATACTGCCGTCTGTGGCGTACTCATTGTCAGCGGTGGCATGATAAGCTTCAACCATGTCAGTGATAACGCGGTTTAGCTTACTATTAGGATCGCTTGGCAGTGTTGGGTCCACAAAGCGCATGTCGATAGCACTAAAACGACCATCACCGATAACGCTTAGGATAATATCTTGGCCCTTCTCAGGCTTACCACTGCGCTTGCGTATGGCGTCGATACGTGCCGCAAGGCTGGCTTGATATTCCTTGAACCCATCAGGCGTTGGTATGGCCACAATCTCTCGACCACCTGTTTTTACTTCAGGACGTACCACGTAATCAGCCAAGTCGTTACTGGTCAACACGTCCATGAATGAGCGAACACGGCTCATCAGCTCCGGCACGTTGACGAATCTTGCAAAGCGCGGCACCACTTCATAGTTACCTGCTGCGTTCTGCTCTAAGCCCTCAACCACCTCACCGAACTGATTGGCCCACACATCAAAATGCTCTAGGCCGTCTTGCTCTAATTGGTTCGGCTGGAAATAACGCTGGATAGTATAAAGCTCACCCATTGTATTGGTGACTGGCGTACCTGACGCACCAACAAAAGCACGCGACGGATTGTTTTCTCTGAGTAGCTGTAGCTTTAAGTCTAAATCCATTGCCTTTTGCGAGCCTGCCGGGTCAATACCCTTGATAGCACCCATCTTAGTGACAAAGTTTAGCTTGCGGAACTCGTGCGCTTCATCGATATACAACTTATCGACGCCCATATCTTCAAAGAACACCGCACCATCTTTCTCTTTAGCATTAATCAGGTCATCAAGGTTACGCTCTAGGCTTTCGATATTGCGCTCAAGCTGTTTGACTGACGTGCGATTGTCACCATCATCGTCTTTGGTGGCTTCAAGCGCGTTTTGCCACTCGTTTATTTTATCTTTTAAGAACGCTTGTTTTGTTTCAGGCTTCACGCCTATGCGCTCAAAACCTGAATGAGTAATAATAATAGCGTCTGGGGTATTAAGTGCGGCCTGCGCCACAAACTGCTTACGGTTGTGCGTATGAAAGTTTTGTTCATCAGCGACCATGATGTTAGCCGCAGGATAAAGCATCAAAAATTCTTGGCTAAACTGATCTAGCATGTGATTGGGTACCACAAACATAGGCTTGTTGATTAACCCTAAACGCTTCTCTTCCATTGCGGCTGCAATCATGGTGAATGTCTTGCCAGCACCAACGGCATGATTCAGATAGACATCACCCTGACGAATAACACGGTAGATACCGCGTTTTTGCGGTGCGCGCAGTTGTATCTTGTTTGACATGCCAGCCAGCGTTAAGTGATCACCATTAAAGGTAGGCGGCACAATGTTGTTGTACGTCTTGTTGTAGTAGTCGGCAAGCTCTTGCGTGCGCGTGTCATCAGACCATAGCCATTTCTTAAATTCTGTCTTAATCTTGCGCGCCACTTCGTTAGCAAGCTCGGTTGCCACTGAGTCGATATAGCTACCGCCATCAGGCGACTTGCGCGATATGCTAATTTTTCTGCTGTTTAAGATAGACTCGACCAACTGAACGGTGCTTCTATCTGCCGTTGAATAGTCAGATGATTTTGAAGTACCGCCCACATCCCACAGTCCAACCACCGATGAATACTCGGCAGTTACATTAGCATTAAGTATTTGCTGGCTAAACTCATTGATCACACTACCTGGAATCCACGACGCGCCCATATTGCTCGCAATATCATTAGGCGCGATAGGTGCTGGCTGGACCGCTTTTAATGCCGCGACGTTGCGGCTATAGGATTTATTGGTTTTAGCTGCAGTCTCAGCCTTTTTAAGCTTATCCACCACGTTGCCGGATAAGTAGGTTTCTGCCAAGTCCCATTGCTTTGACTGAGGATCGTTGTAGATTTGCTCGCCCAACTCTTCAATGATTTGCGGCTCTGCCTTGCCTGTTAGTGCGGCAATACGCTCAATATCTAACACACCTTTTTCATCAAGCGTGTAGACCAAGGCGTCTTGCGTGCTCTTGATGGTAGGTGCTTTCGGCTTGCGCAAACTGCGACCTTCAAAGAAACTGCCCTTAACAACGGTGCCTTTGCCGTCATCAACGACATTCTCAAGCGCACTTGCCAGCACACCTTCAACATCGAGGAATAAGCGCTGCTTGTTTTTAAAGCGCTTAGTGACTGTAGTGGTGCCGTCAGCGTTCTCGCGTTCGCTAACACTGTGCGCCATTAGCGGTCCATGCTTCTTAACAAAGGCGTCGTACACTGTATTGAGCGTAGCAAGCGACTCTTCCCATGTGTCACTGTCTGTTAGCTGGTCACGCTGCGACTGCTTGAGCGCATCACGTACGCCCACATAGTCAGTCATAAAGGCAATATCTTTGGCGCTTAAATCAATAGGCTTGCCGTTGGTGCCGTAACGCTGAGTTAATGGCGTTCCTACACCGTCAACCACGCGCATAAGCTTGCCGTCTTTTAGATAGACGCCACCTTCTTTATTGGCGGCACTGGCTGGATCGTAGTCTAAATCCATCACCTTAACCGCTTCTGCTGGACTACCGCGAGTGGGGTTAAATACGTCTTTGGGTAGCTTAGCAATAGCACCATCTACTTGTTTGGCAAAGTCGCCTTTGTTTGGGGTGACGGTATAGGTGTCACCAAATCGACCACTGACAATAGCGTGCTCACCTAGCACCATATCGGGATTGTTGACAAAGTATTCATTGATAGCGGTGGGCTTACCACTGGCTTTAATGGACTTAACGCTTGCCCATGCGGTATCACTTGGCTGCTCGCCTTCATGACGCTTGCGCAAAAAGATAATATCAGTGACAACTTCGGTGCCTGCATTTTCTTTAAAGGCAGTTTGCGGCAAGCGAATAGCGCCTATCAAGTCAGCTTGCTCTGCTAGGTACTCACGAACGCTGCTACCCTTTTTATCCATCGTGCCTTTTGAGGTGACAAACGCCATGACACCGCCCGGCTTTAGCTTGTCCAGCGTTTTAGCAAAGAAGTAATCGTGTAGCTGCATTGACTGCTTGGTGCTGTTCTTGCCAGCGCCTTTATAATCGACGCTAATACCAGCAAACGGTGGATTGCCCACCGCCACATCAAAATGATTGTCTGGCAGTTTGGCTTTGATGTAGTCATCAATCCTCATGCTTGATTCAGGGTAGAGTTGCTGTGCAATACGCCCAGTGATTGGGTCAAGCTCTAGTCCAACATAACTACTACTATTGGCAAGCTTGCTTGGCATTAGGCCGTTAAACACACCAATACCGCTGGCAGGCTCTAGCACTTGACCACCTTTAAAGCCAAAACCTTCTAAGGCTTTATAAATACCATCAACCAATACGGGCGGTGTGTAGTGGGCGTACTGAGTAGTACGACGCGCAGTATCATACTCGCTATCGGTGAGTAGGGATTTTAGTTTTTCGCCCAATGCTTGCCAGCTATCAGACTTATATTTGCCTGTGTCTGGATTAGGGAATATACCATTAGCAACCTCACTTGCGCCCCAGCCTGCGTATTCAGCAAGCAAGGATTGTTCTTCGCTGGTGGCTTGGCGGTTTTCGTTATCGAGGTTTTTTAGTAGCTCAATAATAGAGACGTTGCGCTCTGCGACCTTCTGCCAGCTTAGTTGTTTGCTGGTGTCTGCTGACGAGATAACATGGTTTTTTGCTTTTACTGCAGACGACGCGCTTGTCTTTTTAGCTGCTCCATCATTTGATTTAGTGCTGTCTGCTCGGCTGTCGCTGTCATTTGCATCTGGTCGCTGACTCGCTGCTGTGGATCGCTCATTCTCATTACTGTTTCCAGTATTCGGTCCATTGCTTCGTCCATCGACTGCATCCACGTCGCTAGTAGACTCTGCTTGAGCTCGTCCAGCGTTCCATCTTTTTTCATCCGCTTGGTCAAACTCGCGTATTCTGTCGAGTTCAGCACGCTGTCTATCGTCTTGATTACTTGTTCCGGTGTCATCATTGTCATTCTCGCTTATCTCTTCCACTGTCTTGAATTTATCAGCGCGTCGGCTCACATCATAGGCTGGGCCTTCACTGCCTAGATTGATGCCTACTGGCTCGCTTGCCATAAAGTTACCTTCTGGCTTTGATCTTATACCGTTTTTATCTTCATAGATAGGTTCGCCCTCCGTGTTCTCACCAACAAATAGGCGCTTGTCGTTACCTACGTCGATAGATTTAGGGTGCTTGGTTTTGGCTGGCGTGGTAGGTGTGGCTTCTGATACTTCAGCATCAGCATTAATCATATCAACCAATGCGCTAGAATCTGTACTTGCGCTGATGGTTTTGTACTTATTGTCTACGGCATATCTTATCTGAACACGTTGAGGGTGATCGTTTTCTCCTGCCACTTTATCTTGGGTTGCTACCGATACATCAATTAGCTTGTCGTCAATCTTCATCTTCAAGGAACCAAACCCTGATGATTGAGCGCTCATTCTTTTAATGACAACACCGTCATCGTTTTTACTAGCTACGTTTACAGCGTAGCCATTTTTTTGCAGTCGTCTACTTACGTCGCCTAGATAGTCACTAGCGTCCTGCAAAAACCCTTCTTTATCTCCGTAATAATCACTTATTTGACCAACACCCCAATCTTGATTGAGTGTGACGGGCTCGCTTGCCTGCTCAGTCTCGGCCTGCACGTCATCAAAGAACCCACTTTCTACAAGCTCGTTAAACTGCTTGCGGCTATCTTCTACACTATCCATACCTGTAGTGTCGAGCTCGTCAAAGTTGCGCGCTGCTTCCCATGCTGGCAAAAGATAGCTTTTAACCTTCACGCCAGCGTCATCGATTAGCAGTGTAGCAAAGTCAGTAAAGTTACGAATACCGCCTTCAATATATGCTGCTGCCAGCCCCATTGCTGCAAAAGAGGCTTTAGGATCAAAGCCTGAGTTTAGATTACCCAAACTGCTTTTTAGTGTAGCGCGGTATTCTGCTGCTGCTTCTTTAGTGACCACCTTATTTTTATCTAAAAGGCTGGCACGCAATTCTGCTGCGGTTTTACGTTTAGGCTTAGCGTCTTGTGCGCTCACATCATTCTGTGTTTTATGGGTAGCAGCTTTCTTCGCTGCTGCTCGTTTGGCTGGCGCGGATTGCTCACCTGTAGGTGTAGAAGGCGTGGTGCGACTACTGGTTAATTCTGCAAACTGCTCGTCGGTTAATGGCTTAGGTTTCTTGGCGGTGGTCGCCTTAACTTGCTCTGATTCAGTAGAAGATAAATCCAACTCACCAAACATTTTCCAAAAATCACCCAGCGATCTCTCTTGGATGGATTTGTATTTGCCGTCTGCTTCTGAGTAGTATTGAGTGCTAATACTGTCTATGCCGCCTGACTTATTATAATTAACACTAACCAGTCTATGCTCTCGACCACCTTTGTCGGTAATATTGTCACCAATATTTTTGACTGGTGGTGGATTGTCTTGGCGTTTCAATCCCAGCTTAGCAGCTTCCGATAGAGTGTAAACACCTCCTGTAAAAGCATTTTCTGTTTCAATCTTGGATAAATACCCTGCTTGATGTAGCTGTCGAACCAAGTCACGAGACTTGGCAATGTTGCCGTCCCATCCTGCTTGACCAGTAATCCTAGCCTTGCCTGTTGCGGTTAGCTCCTGAGTATTAGGACTTCCATTTTCACTCATTACATCGGTAGGTGCTGAGGTTTGCGTGATAGCTTCTGAGCTTTGCGCTTTCGGCTGTATCTCAAAACGCTTGCCAGCCTGGACCACTTCATGCGTATCGCTAATGCCTTTCTTATCAATGAATGCTTGCGCCTTATCCTGATTACCGAACCACTTAGCGTTACCATCTTTACCGATAGCGACATCATTGTTAGGTGCTGACTCAGTTTTTGCGACTGGTGTAGGCGTACTGTTATTTAACGAGCGACCTTGTATCTCATCGACGCGATTAGCAAATGCTTCAAACTCTGCATCTGTGCCGCCATACTCGCCATTTTCATCAAGCGTCATGCCAAGCTCAGTAGCGGCTTGTTCTTGTGCTTGTGCGTAGGTTGGTTTGGCTGGCGCGTTAGGGGTAATAGTAAAGCCGCCGCCTTTAACCTGGTTGATGGTTACGCTATTAGGATCAATTTTTTGTCTCTTGATAGCCGCTTTTGCAGCAGGTTTGCTCTTGTATATTTTGGCTGTCGTGTCTTCTGGATTAATAGTAGGATTGCTGATGACTGGATTTGACTCATTAACAGCAGGCACGGGCGTGCTAGTACTAGGTGCTGGAATGTTAATGACGGGATTCTGTTCAGTGAGTTTAATGGTATCTGTTGCTACTACATCACTATCGATTGACGGTTCCTGCACGGGTACAGTTAACCCATCTGTCTGTTCGACTTGTTGCTCGCCAGCCTCAATAATCGCATAGCCGTCTGTTTTTTGCACAATATCAACTGACTTCGGATTAAGTTTTTGCTTTTTAATAGCAGCTCTGGCGGCTGATTTACTTTTATAGACACCATCAGGTAGCGCATCTACTTGCTTAGGCGCACTAATTACTTGTTTTTTATTTTGATCCTGAACCTTTCGGTGTCTCTCTCTAGCTGCGGCAACTTCGGATACTGTATAGTGTTCTTTCGCAAGCTCTTTAGGATCGACCTTGTAAGTTTCTGGATTAACTGTTTCAGCGCCTAAGAAGTCACCACTTGCCTTTTGGGTAATTCGCTCACCGCTTTGGCTTTGGTAGATAGGCATTCCGTACTCATTCTCTCCGATAAACGCCCAAGGTTCACGACCATATATTTTGGTGCTGGCGTGATTGCCTGACGGCTTGTTATTTAATTCTACGGACGATGTATCGGAAACTGGCGCTGGAATATTGATAGTAGGGTTTTCATCAGTCAACTGCGTGGCTGTCTCTGTCTCTACTGGTGCTGCTGGCGTGACCGTCTCTGCTTGTGGCTCCGCTTCTACTGGTGCCGCTGGTGTTTGTTCGGCACGCACCGGCATCGTTAAGCTGCTAGCGGTAGGCGCTGCTGCTTGCTGTGACTCTGGCGCTAGTGGTGGCTCACTGATAGGCTGCGATTGAGTATCACCGCCTGCGCGTGATTGGCGTACTGCGTCCAAGCGTCCGGTCATCCATTGATGTACTTGCTTTTGTACCCCTTCAGGCATATCGCCCCAGCCAGCCTTAGCGATATTCTGATCAACCTCACCATTAAAAGCGTCAGCAATTGCTTTTGTTTTGGCTGCGGCTGGCATAGTGCTATCCCAAAAACGCGCTAGGTTAAACGGGGCACCATCAGCGCCCACAACGGTAGTATCAAATGATTCACCCTCATAAGGCTGTGCTAGCTCTGCACGCTTAGCAAGCACTGCTTCTGCTTCTGCGCGCTCAATCTCGCGCTGCTGCTTTGCTTGCTCGACGGCTTTACGTTCACGCTCTGTCTTAGCGTCTGCTGCTGCTTGCTCAATTTCTGCGTCAATTTGCTGCTGCTGTGCGCGCTGTGTGGCTATGTAATCATTAATCGTTGCGCCTGTACCTGCAATCGCTTGTTGCTGCTCTGCAAAGGCTGTGTCCTCCACCTTGGCGGCTGCTCGACTCACGACGCCCGATAAGCCTTGTTTGTTCTCACCGCGCTTATTGTCATACCATGCTTGCGCTGCTGCTAGAGATTCTTCGACGGGCTTGCCAGCGCTATCATCTTCAATCGCTTCATCTAACGCTTGCTGCTCTGCAATAAGCTCGGCAATCTGCGCGTCTTGCGCATCAAGCTCTTGCTCGCTTGGCTGACTATCAACCACTGGCTGTGCTTGTTCGGCTGGCACGCCTTGTGGATTAAGCGCGGCATCAAAGCCCTGCTCATCAAGCTCGGTTGCTCCATCGACTTGACCGTCAAACTCTTGATCAGTGCTATTGGTTGGTTCGATACGTGGCGCACGACGGGCGAGTGAGGTGCGAGGAATACCGCGGCTCTCAGCTTCACTTGTCATTGCATCAAGCGCTGCCTTGGTTTCTTCCAACTGTGCGGTTAGCGCCTGACCTTCTGGCGACCTTGGTGATACCAGGTCAATTTGCTCTTGTAGCTGCGGTATGGTTGATGCAATATCAGCATAGTTTTGCTGCGCGACTTTGAGCCCATCTTGCGCCTGCTTAAACTTTGAATTGCGCGTGGCCACATAAGTACCGCCGCCCATTAGGCCGCCTAAGATACCGCCCATCAGGACCGCTTCTGTGTTTTGCGCGGTATCAATCTTGTCTTTTACACCCACATCAACGGCTGCTTTTTGAGCCACATAATCGGTGTAACCTTCTTGCGCGCCTTCTTCAGCGACATTCAATCCCACAATACCAGCGCCTACGGCTGTAGGAATAGCGGCTCCTGCTACCTTGCCAGCATCGGCACGCACCGCAAGCTTGTTAAACACCTTTTGTCCCCACTGACTGACCGCACCGCCTGCGGCTCGGTTGGCAGTGAATGAGCCGACGCCTGGTGCCATCATGCTAAGTGCTAGTGTTGCAAGGCCCACGTTTTCGCCTGACTCTTCAGCAATCTCGCTAATGGTCTGATCACGCGCTTTAGTAAAGGCTTCATCTTCACTCATGCCAGCCTTGACGTTTTTATCAAACATAGCTTTGTAGATGTCTTGCGAGCGTTCAGCGCTGGCAAGCTGCTCTGACGTTGCATTTTCTAGCTCATCTTTGGTGCTATCACTACCATCAAGATAAGCTTGTGGGTACATAGACGCGCCAGCCACACCGTAAGAAGCGGCTGCCGTTGCTTTGGCACCTGCGCCTACCGCCTGAACGCCTTTTGCGGCTACCCCTGCTGCCCCAAAACTGGCGGCAAGTGACGGCACTTGTTCAACGGCTGATACCGCAAGCTTTTGTGAGAAGTTACCATTCTGCTGAATATCGCCATACGCCTGATAGACGTTATTAGATATATTATCTTCATAGCTCTCTAACGCTTTAGCGCCACGGTCAAAGATACCACCGTCGTCATTCTCACCCACATCAGCGGCAAGCTGTAATGGTGCACGTAACAAACGTGATGAACCAGTAGCAAGCGCACCGCCTACGGCTGACACTGTGTCACGGGCTGCGTGTGCGGCTGCCTGAGTACCTACCGTATCATTACGGACTGACTCGTTGGTACGATAGTCATTATCAAGCTCGCGCTGCGTTTGCTTAGGCTTGCGTAGCGTACCTATTTGTTGCTGCGCTTTGGCTTTGGCGGCTTGCAGGTCTTGATAGTTTTTATTAAACAAGCTGTCATAGGTCTGCTGATATTTTGGACTGCCTGGCTTTAAGTGCGGTGCACGCGCTTTAAGCTCTTGTTTAAGCTTAGCGTCAATCTTTGGCTTCCAAGTATTATTCTCCCACTCACGCAAGGCTGCTGCTGCCACTTTCTTATCTTCGTTGGCATAGCTTTTGTTGGTGGCAACATCAAAACCTTTTGATACTGGATTACGACCATCACGAGTCTTACGCTGTTTTTCAACGGCAGTGCTGGCAATACTAAATAATTTATCGTTTAAGCTCATATCGTTTCTACCAGTCTATGTTGTCGTTTAAGTTATTCATATAATCAAAGCTTTCTGCGGCTGCCGGATCAGTCTGCGGTGCTGGCAAGCCGCGAGAATACAGCGCTTGGAGTTTGCCAGTTTGTGAGGTTTGCCTGACTGGTCTTGATGGCGTTCGCGCTTGCTGACCAGGCAAGGTTAGGCCGCCTGCACTCACGCTGCCACTACCTTTAGCAGATGGATTAATGCGATAAACAATGTCTTTTAGGTTGCCAAGAGAAGACGCGCCCACCATTGATAGCAGCACCTTATGGCCTAGTGCGTTCTGATCGGCCTTGCTCATCTTGCTACGTGATCGCTCAGGCACCGCATCAAGCACCAAGTCAAACGCTTCTTGATACAGACCTAAAAACTCTTGCTCGCTTTTGGCTTTGCCCATCTCTTTTAGTTTCGTGCCAGCACGCGCAAACGTCGCAGTCGTTGTGGCATCTGACTTTATCCCAAGACTCTTAACGCCTTTCAAGGCAGTATTAACACCCTTGTCGATATTAGCGTTATAGCTTTTTGTGTTTGTAATGCCTTCGCCCGATTGCGCTTGTGTTGACTTGCTGCTGCCTTTAGCTGCTTTTGGTTGAATAGGTTGGCTGAAACTTACTTTTACACCGCTGCCGTTGGTGTACCTAGTGTTGTTCTTACCTTCCACCCCTGCCATTGCCTGTATGATAGCTTCACGTTCTGCTGCGCTATATTGGCTCATGGGTTTGTTTTGACCACCAACAGCTTGTAAGACGGTAGACTGGTATCTGTTGGTCTGGTTTTCATGTGGGGGTGCATAGCGATTGATGGCATCGGTCAAGGTTAGGTTTCTGTAGCTACCGGTTCCGAATATCAAATTCTCCATTGCCTTTATGCCGGTGGCTCGGTCTGGGAATACTGCAAATCGACCATCGGTGCCAACAGCGCCATTTCGTTTGGCAAAATCTCCATACTCGATATTACCTAAATTGTTGTTGCGAAAGTTGCGATTGCCTTTAGCTGTAATAACGCGCCCGTCTGCCAACTCATACTGCGTGTAACCCTTGCCAGCAGAAATCACACGCACAATACCACTTGCCGCATCACCGCCTGATACTATATTGGGGTTCTGACCTTGGCTAATACCTGCTTCAGCATAGCTTCTTGTTATTCCGTTTTCTGTATTTAGGTTCGCCAGCTCAATAGCGTTATCATGCCTAAGCTCGATCTCGTCTACAGTGTAGCCATGATTATATTCAGTTTTGATTTTATCAGCTTCAACATCGACGCCTTTTTTAGCAGTGTATAAAGATAGCTCGCTTTGATCTTCTTCTTGCTTCTTTTTCTTAGCGGCTGCATAAGCAGCATTGGCGGCTGCAATCTCGCTTGCGTTTTCAAGCTTGTTAAAGCTTTCTAGCAGGCCGTCTGCGGTAGTTGTGCTACTCATCATCAGCTCACCAGTATCTTTGTCGTAGACGTTCTGATAATAATAGACATTACCCTTGTCGTCTTTGCGCTCTACTGGCTTTCCAGTTTCATCGCGCTCAACATCAACCTTGAAAGGAATTTTACTATTACTATTGGTACCACTAATGATTGCATTAATCGCGCCATTGGTATCACCAACCGACCTACTATATTGATACTGATTGTAAGTCTGCTTATAGCCGCGCTCATCATCAACGTCAGCTGCGCCTTGCTGCTCGTTTTTTAACTTGATTTGTGCGCTGGCTTTTTCTATATCAAACCGCTCTTGAGCACGAAGGTCTGTAACCTTTTCGCGCCCACGCTGATACTGCTTTTCTTCTTCAGCCGCTTTTTTATTGTCTATCTTTTCTTTGTTAGCCATATAGCTATTAGTCATGCTCAGGCCAAATTGAGCCAATCCATCAAGTGCTGACATTACATCATACCTCCAGTAAATGCGGATAACCCAATACCTGCAATCTTGCCTGCCATATCATAACCGGCTTGGGATTTTTGACTATAAGCGGCAGCTTGCTGGGTTCGTGTATCAGCCATGTTGTTTTGCGCGGATGTTAAGGTGTTTTGCGTGCCGTTCATTTTGTTTGAACCTAACGTCATAGTATTGTATAGGCGCTCCCAACCTGTATTATCAGCGCGGTTGCGCTCTTGTGTTCTAGCACTATTGATGCCGCCAACCAATGCCATTGTTCGCGATAGCGACAACTGCCTGTCCATTGCATCAGCTCTACCACTATTAGGATTCACACCCATGCGCTGCATGTTTCTAATACGAGCACCTTCGGCACCAGCAAACTGTGTGTTAATATCGCCTATCGCATTACTCGTAACTTCATCATATCGCGGTTTATTACTATCCATTGCCATTGAAACAAGTAATTTTTCAACAGGGCTATAGGTGGTATCTGCTTGCTCAAACCTATCTTTTGCAAAGTCCAGCTGTTCTTTTTGGATTTGAAAAGACTGGTCACTAGCTTTCTTTGCATTCTTAGCGTTCTTGTTACCTGACAGCACGCCTGTGATAATTCCACCAATACCAAACATGGCTCTCTCCTTTTATGAAATTAATTTAATATTGATAAATTTTAGACACGACAAAAACCCAACCATCTATTGATGACTAGGTATCTGTTTGTTGTGAGGTGGCAAAGACTGCCTAAAGACTACAAGTAATGCAAATTTTACTATATGAGTATAGCAAACTATGGCGCAGGTGGTGGATGTTGCGCTGCTATTTTTGCATCAATAAGCGCTTCTATCTCAACCATAAGGCTATTGTTGTTGTCTGATATCTTTTGGTCTACTGTTAGTAGTATCGCATCAGTCGAAGTGATGTTGTTGGCTGTAATAGCGTCACTTATTTCTTGGGTAATCTGCGACTTTGCCTCAGTTAGATTGTTAGCGGTCTTGGCTTCTGATATTTGTATGCTATTAACAATACTGTTTTCGAGCTTATTATCCAGTGTCACCAAAACATCGTTAATCTGATCAATGATGTTTTTGCGACTCTTGCTGTTCAGTCGTAATGAATAATCACGCGAGTCTGCATCCACACCATTCCTGCCAGCATTGCCGGACAAATCGGTTATCGCACGCTTCATCGCCTCCAAAAACATAACCATATCTCGATCTATGTTTTTGGGTATGCCCGGTAAACCGGTTACTTGACGGCTCATAATAATCCCTATTCAATCATATCGCGCATGGTTTCGCCTAGCGCCACCTCACGTACTGGCACACTGGATTCAATCTCGATAGACACGTCGCGCTTGGCGCTGTGGTTTGCTACTCTAAATGGTCTGGCGTCTTTAACAACTGCCTCATGAATAAGCACGCCATTACCATACACTCTAAATATAACAGCGTCATTAGTGTAGGTGTCTGCCACAACCTGTCCTGCTAGAAAGCGCTTAGGCGTATCGAGATTAAATTCTTTTGAGCGCCACACAAAGGTTTTATTGTTTCGATTCTGCCCGTAATCCGGGTTAAATTCACGATAGACTGAATGTTCAACACTAGCATCGACCTGTCTAGCAATTAGTTGAACCAAGCCCTCATCTTTAAAGGTATTGATAGCATAGTCATCGAACCACACCACACCCTTGTTTGGTGCATTAAGGTCTATGTAGCCACAGCCTTTCTTAACCCCATCATCCCAAAAGAACAGATAGCCACCTTTGTATGAGCAGGCATGTATGCTTGATGGGTTTATCGCTTGCCAGTCTTCCGCTGTAAACAGCCCATCAGTTAGCAGCTTAGCGCTACTTGATGTCACTAGCACCAGTCCATTATTACTGGCATACATGCAGCCATGCGTTAGATTAACCATGCTTCTAGTAGAGATACAGCCTTCGTATAAGGGCAAGCTGATAACGCCCATCGATTCAGGACTAAGCCCGTTTAAAAGTATAGGATTGCCCGTGGTGACAATCACAATAGTATTGTCATAGTGCCCCATACCCATAATCTTATGTTGTGAGCTGATTTCATAATAGCGGGGCCACGCATATAAAATGTACGGCTCAGACAAGCAGACAGTCTTATCAATGTAAGCATAGCCTACCCCGTAATCGGTCACGCCCAAGCCTTTCAAGTTATCTCTAGGCGGGTCAAAGTTAATCGTAGGTATGGTTTCGCCTACCAGTAACGAATCTTTTGGCAAATCGTCAATGATGACAAGCTTGCCAGCCGTTAAAGCAAAAGGTACTTCTTTAACAAACAACATGGTCGAGCGACCTAATGAGTCGGTCAGCGAGCGATAAACCCGCACTCTATCGACGCCATAACTAGCTATCAGTAGTGATGATTGACTTGGGGTGTAAGATAGCGTTAACACGGGCTTGTCACCCTTTTTAATATACAGTATCTCATCATGCACACTTGGCGCTGATTCATCACCGAACTTGTTGACGTAGGTTAAGGCGTACACTCTCGCCTCTTCATCTTCAGCAACGTTTAATAGCTCGTCAGTGATTGTATCTTTAACGTCCTTGTCGTTCTTGGTTGGCTTGCTGTTGGTAGTTACCACATAACGCTTCTCGAACAAGCCGTAAAACTTCTTCCTTTTTAGCACCGCGGTGACTTCATCATCAGGCGTCGGCTCTACGGGCGGGTCGGGAACTGGATCAGGACTAGGCGCTGGCGCGGGGATAATGCCCGTTACTTCTATGCTGTCGGTATCTGGTGGCGGCATACCAGCGATATAGGCAATGCCATCTGTTGTCAATGTGTTGATACCCGGCACAATATCCCAATCCATAAACATCATTGGCGCGTCAGCATCCTCAGTCGTCCAGTACAAGCGATAAGCATCGTTGACTGGCGAAAATGAAAATCGGGTAATGGCGTTGCTGTAATGTCGATACGTGCCTGTGTTGTGCTTAAAAAATATAGCGCTCTTAAAATCTGCATAGCCATCCGCTTGGTTGGACATGTCAGCCATGCTGCTTGGTGATAATATGTCGCGCTCAATGAAGACGTTTAAGCAGGACTGCGCGGCATACTCCGGCAACTTCGTCGGGTGTAAGCGCGGGAACATGCCAGCAAAATCATTAATCCGTATGTGCATTGCAGTCTGCCTTATTTGTTATGCGTACTTGTTATAAGCCTGTCTTAGTTTTTCGTCATAGTTGTTCTTGGCGTACCCTTTGCCGTTATAGCCTCTAGCAAAACCTGCCCAGTCACCACGCTGCAATTCATCGACTAGGTTGTTCACCTTGATATAACGAATCATTGCTTCAAGCTGGCGTGCTTCGCTGTGATACATATCATTGATGAATGATTGTAGCGAGGGATAACCCAATGCCTCCCAGTGATACCCCATAACCTGACCGATACCCCAGCTTGCTGATTGCAAAGCAATGTCACGGTTATAGCTTGCTGCAATTCGTAGCTTATCGTGCTGCTCGCTATAGCGACCATAGCCACCAGCAAACTTGTTGCAAATGCGTGGGTGTTTTGCCATGATCTTTAGGCGCATGGTGAACCAGTGAATATCGCCCAACTGCTCCCAAAACTTATGGCGCTCAAACAATATGGCTGGCTCGCCTGTACTGAAGAATCCACTACTCCTAGCTTCAACCTCAATGACCGCTTTTAATGCCGCATAAGGTACCTCAATTTCTACTGCTGCATCCTTGATTTGCTGCTCCGTCAATACCTTGCTCATACTTTTCTCCAGTCGTAAAAAAACCCCGTATTAACGAGGCGTTGTTTGTTTGCGTTTACGCTTACCGCATGATCGATATTTCTGTCGGTACTGACCTGCCAGCATACACCAACTGACTAGCATAAATATCCGCGCCACATCGACCTCACTGTCAATCGACATGGTGTAGAAGGTATAGGCCGCGCTTGTCCATGCCAGCACGCCCATAATAATAGGGAAGGCATACTTGATCTCGGTTGCCACGTCGCGTCTAATCACCTTTAAATGCTTAATCAATACATACATGCCATACGCTGCGCCCACGGCACACAAAACCGAACTAATCGTCATTGCTGCCATTGGTAGGCTCCTTGGTATCTACTGTCACGATCTTAAACTTAAATGGATTGACGCTATTTAAAAAGCCCGCTTGGTTTTTAGGGATGGTCACAACGGCTATTGCTGCCTGCAATATAGGTGCGGATAGCAAGGCAGCACCAAGCGCGTAAGCAGTCAAGGCGATCTGTGGCGGCTCGCTGCCATCTGATACGAGTAAGCACAATGCAATACCTCCGAACAAGCCCAAGAACGGCTTAGCAATCATCAGATATCGAAAATGTTTGTCAATCTCAGGTATCTTGATAAAGTTAGCACCGATACCACCTGCCAGCGCAAATATCCATACTGGCAACCAGCTCATTAAGAAAGGGGCGCTCATACCGTACTTGTTGACCACTACCACCGTTTCGGCTGTGATATAAGTAGGAGTCTCTGCCGCCATAGCGGTTGTCATGATTGCGAGTATTAGAGCGAACACCCATAGGACGCGCTGCTTAATATAAATACAATGGTTAAGTCTGAGCATAGCAGCTCCTTTTTTTGTTAAAAAGACAGCCACATATGCGGATGTGTTAGTGTGCTGGCAGGTTAGCGCCAGTAGAATAAAAATCTATTATTTCGTCCCATGCCTATTCGCCACAAGATACGCCGTTTACTATTGGTCGCCAGTACGCGCTCAAGACTAAATCGCTCACGCTGGACGCGATAACAAAGCGTATCACCTTTTTGGTACGCAAAGATAATATCGCTGTTTGCTACGTTGAATCTACGTTTGTCATCGAGTGATACACGCGGATTTCTGATGTCTGGGTATTCATCAATGACCTGCTTAGCTTGCTGCGTATCGTACCAATACAGCTTACTAATGCCGTTCGCCACGTATGCGATACATGGCCGCATGTTTTGGTCAAACGTCAAATCAATCTCAGTGATATTGCTATCCATGAGTACCACATGATAAGTATCTAAATCATCACGCTTGACTGTGATTGTCGTGCCATCTGTCCATGCGTACCAAGTATATTTAAGTAAATCCTCGCTAGGGTCAGACAGTGCTACACCCCCATTATCCCAACTCTCTGTTAACGGATAAGACTTTGAGCGAGGGTATAAAAAAGGCGTGGTGACTGTATCATCTATTAATAACGGCTTAGGGAGAGGTAGGCTCATATCGCCCCCAACTAAACTCAACAGGAATGGTTAATACTTTTTGATTGGTTTTAGCTAATGCTGTACCATCAGATACTTTTGTAAATTCAATCTGATAAGTGCCCATTGTCGTTGATAAAAGCACCTTTCTAATACCACCTGTTATGTTTCCTGCACTTAAACCTACCTTAATATTTACTATCCTCTTAAATGTATTAGCTGCATAAGCGGCTATATCAGTGTTTGCATTTCCGGTAGTGTACGTTATATACCCTGATTCAGAAGCATTGATTTCTGATAACCCTGTATTATACAAGTAAATACTTGTTTCCTTAAAACCCAAAGATAAGCCAACTACGTATTTATAACCAATGGCAGACCCTGCTAAACCAAGACGAACCGTAGCATCGTATAATTCAGCATTGCCATTTTTATCTAGTACGCTGATACGATAAGTAGTGTCAGCCTTGCTAAATACTTGAGTTAGAGTGTAATAAATCTCTAGCACTTCACCTGTTAAAATTGTAATTGTTGTGGGGTTGCCTGCACTATCTTTAATAAGTGCTCTAGTAGCTAAATGTGGCTCACCGGAGTTATTTCTTTTTAAACCTAACTCGGTTATATTTTTGTTACTCAATCCAGTGAAAGCATACTTAGTGGTCTCAGACACTCTGTAATCTAAATCGGATGGTGTGTAATCATAAGAGTACGTAGTGGACGTTTTGTTTTTTTCGCCAATAAAAGCGACTAAGCTAGTTTGGCTCTCACTAGGTGCAGTATTACCACTACCTATCTGACATATATCCATTATAGAGCCGCTACCACTGCCCAAAAGGTTCAATCCTGAATCTAGTATCATGTTATCGAACTCAAAAGTCTCTAGTTCAACGCCATCTTGTGCTTTTTTGACGCACTTAACACGCCCTAATACTCCAATATTCATACTACCTCCAATGTTATATTTTTGACTACAGGTGTTATTGTGTAGGCTTCTAAGTCGTATTTATTATGAGTTATTACTACACTTAATAAGCTGACGTTTAAGGGTTTGGCAAACAGTTGGTAATAATCAGGCTCTAAGTTATCTAAAGTAACAATAGGCTCTTTCAATGTTATGTTTAAGGGTTTGGCAAACAGTTGGTAATAATCAGGCTCTAAGTTATCTAAAGTAACAATAGGCTCTTTCAATGTTATGTTTAAGGGTTTGGCGATAGATTGGTACTGTTCTGAATCATACGCAACGCTCAACACCTCTTTAAGTGTTATAGATAAAGGCGCAGCAGTTGAGCTGTAACTGCTCTCGACATCGAAAGGATAAGGGTGACTCGCATACTTACTCGGCGGCTTTTGATGAGGTACGGCGAGTGGCATTTCTTCTCTAAGAAGCTTCGAGTAGTCCATTACGGTAGCTCGCCGTACAAGTCCCACGTATCAAGCTCAGCATATATCAGCGTAACCGTACTGCCTATGCGCCTTAGTATTGCCCCGTCTGCTGGCGAGACTATCGCACCTAAGCCAGCGACCGTTACGATAACGTCATTCACATTGCGTATGGTTAAGCTACGTCCGGTAAAATCAGGAGGCGCAACACCACCGGGTATTGTGATGGTGCAAGGCGTATCACTTGCTACGCGCACGATAGTTTTACCGTCGCAATCCTCCGGCGTTATCTGATAATTGCCATACACTGTTATCATGCGATACTTTAAGTTAGAGAATACCTCGCGCCAAAACCAAGAGTTTGGCATCTTCGGTGGGTATGCTGAATAAAACTCCAGCTCAGACAGTAGCTTGTCAGATGGCGGCATCATAAAGTAAGCATCAAGCATGACCTCACCGCGACTCATCAGCACCACTTGATAGATACTGCCGGGCGTTGTCGCAATCATATCGACCACTGCCAACTGATCAACCAGTGTGACAAACTTATCAATGGGTGCCGTGATACTCATGCTGTCATTAATATCTACATACTGGTTGACGATACGCGCATGAGTGATCGGCTTTTGCAAATTAAGGCTCGCCGCATCTAGCGTTAGCTTAAAAGTCTGATTACTCATAATCTATCCAAAGTTAGCGGGTATTGAAGTGGGCGCTTGGCGCTTCTTGAAACCTTTGTCAACGGCGCGACGTGCCAGCGCAATGGCTTGCATAAATTTATATTGATGATTTTCTGCAAAGTTTGGCATCGCCCATTCACGATTTGGCATGGCTTGCAAGTAGGCGATAATGCCTGACAAGATACCGTCATAGTATTGATGAAATATATAATCAGGACATTCAAGCGCGTGCTGGGTTATTGATAGTGAGACAATAAGGTTGCTTGATTCAGCATCTTTCCTATACAGATTTACCACATTAGGAAAATCGTATATCACGTCTAATTCATCATCAGGCTGGCACGCACAGTCGGACAACTGCCATACCTTGATGATGTGAGTATTGCGTGGTAGTGACAATCTGCATTGCTGCTCAAGTCGGCTCATATAAATACTGGTCGATGTCGGCTGACGTTCAGTGTTCTTATCATCAGTCGGATCAAAAGCATTAACAATGTATGACAAACTCTCGTCACAAAACTGCTTCACGACCTGCCTTGCTGCAAACACAATCGCTATTCTCGGTACGGACGACGTGCCAGCATTGCCTAAATGGATACTCACGCCATCGACGAACTCATCAAGCTGTATCATTGTCTATCCTTTTATGTTGAAGTGCGTCGTGCTGACGATACGCGCTCATCGGCGATATCTTTAACGCCTAGCAACTCCATCGCGACGCGCAAGTGATCTGTACCGCTACTCCCGTTGGTTGCATCACCTGATAGCAGCTTGTATAGCATCAGCTCTTGTAGTGGCTGAGAGAATATCTCTGATACCGGCATTGCGCTTGCGATATTCAGCTCATTGACCAGTGGCACATGACTGCTGTATTCGATTTCTATTTTTTGACCAGGCGTTACTGACGGGTAGATATAAAAGTATTTTGGTGTACGCGCATCAAACATATATTCTTTGACAAGGTAGCCTTGCGTGGTGTGCCAGCTTGGTGACATGCTGTCCATATCCTCTTGCTGCACCAAGCGCACAGCTTGCCCAATCGTGTCATCAGCATTGATATTGCGCACCACTCGCAATAGACGTATGCCGTCATCAGGAATGAATTGGCGCGAGCCTTCTAATGCAATAATAGTGGCAAACTTTGAACTAACATCAGGACGTACCAACACCAACATACGTAATGCTTCGTTCAGCGCTACGATGAGCGTTGAATCAGGCCATGTCGTCGCATCGGGGTCATTTAGCTGCGTCATGCGCACGCCATTCAATAAATCTTGACTACTAAACATAGCGGTATCATCCTAATGTGAGTGGTATTTAGTAGCCCTGCTACTTATCTTTGCTGGCTTGATCGTTAGCGGCACGCTCTTCCTCTTGCATCGCTTTACCGATTTTGCGTAGCAGCTCATTCATGTTGTCGCCTTTCTTCTCTTCAACATCGAGACTGGCGGCTTTCTCACGAATCTTAGCGCTGTGTGACGGGGTGAGGTCTAACGCTTCTTTCGCCCAGTCCTTCACGGTATCGTTTTCAGCGGTTTCAAAGTCGATAGACAAAATGTCATCAAAGCGATTAGTGAACGCGCTCTCATCAATAGCCGCGCCTTTGGTGACTTCAATCTTATCGACATAACTTGCATCGCCACGATATAGGCGATATGACTCACGGATTGATAGCAGTCGATCTGCGTGCTCTTCATCGCCCACGTTACAGACATGCGGTGAATTTTCGTCGTCGCTGTCTAGTGGCTTGAAGTGATAAGTCTTTTGGTTCACAAGGTTGTGACCGAATGTGACTTTAGTGCCGCCCTTACGACGCAGTAGGCACTGAATAGGTGTTGATTGCTGCTCAACACTCTCTTGAGTGTCGTCGTTCTTTTTATCGTCAGCCATGACATGGCTCCTTTTTTAATAAGTAGATGAAATGGAAAAGCCCACAGCGACTCGCGTTGTGGGCTTTAATGACTTACCAGCAGTTGCTTACTCGTCGTTGTTGGCGTGACGGTAATGCGGTGTGACGTGAATGAACGAGCCTTTTGGAATCGTGCCAGCGCCTTTTAACTTAATGGCGATAGTCGTTGGGCGGTTGTGAATCTTCGCCAGGCGGCCTTCAATTACATTGTCATTGATCTTAATCCACTTCTGTGCGGCAAGGTTGCCATCAGCAATGAACTTAGCATCGATATCAGTTTCATCAGCATCCATAGTGCCAATATCAGCGGTGATGCCAGCGCCCAATGCACTACATACCACTTCAATACCTAGAATCGCTGAGCGTTCAGGTAGTTTGCACATCAGGATAAAGTCACCAACGGCAACCGTGGTGTCTGCTAGAAATTTGTGAGTGATGGTTGGTGAGTTAGTCACACCGCTAATCATTGAGCTTTGAATCTGCGTGTTATGCAAATAGCGCTCAGACTGGAACTTGGCCATAGTCTTGTGTCCTTTATAGAGATACTAAATAGAAAAATAGATAATAAAAGAGCAAGCTGGCATGACCAACTTGCTTTTAAGGTAAATCCGTTAGATTAAGTGCGTGACTTGCTCACTGCGGTATAAGCTGCCATTGAGTTGACAACTTTACCGTCAAACGCTGGTAGCTTCGTGCCGTACACCATGCCAGCGGAGATACCAACTTGGTTGCCATAATCTTTTTCTTTCTCTTCCCAGTTGGCGCGCATGTTCTTATCGCTTGCACTACCAAAGGCGACCACAGCAGCCTGACGGCCCATGAATACGCCTGTATGCGCTTTCACGTTGTTACCAGCACCAAAGTCGTTGTACGTTACAACACTATTCACTTCTTTAATGTGAACCTTGTTGTACTCACCAGCCGAGCCTTTAAAGATATGGTTTTGATAGCCATTCGCAGCAGCAGCAGCTTTTTGGATATCAAGCCAGCCACCAGTGCCAGTATCTTTGCGCAAGTCGTGAATCTGCTCAGGCGATAGCGTCAGCATGTAGTATTCTTCTGCCGACTCTTCTAGTGGCTCCATACGGAACTCACCATCAGCTTTACCACCGCGCTTAGACTTCAGGACTAACTCATCAATCATATCAAGCGACATGGTATCAGCAGTGGTTATGCTTGCCTTAGACGTCGCTGAACCACCATAGACAACACTGTCTGCATCGTACTGTTGGTAGTCCATCGTGCCACGGATAGGCGCAGTTGCACCTAGCGGAATATACAAGTCTTTGGCATGACCACGGCCACCGCCCAAGGTTGTCATCACAACATCATCAAAGTGGTTCGCGTGCCAGCGCTCAAGCTTGACCTTAGCGATTGCACGCAAGTCATTGATAGTGCGCTTCTGGTTCATCTTGCCACCAGGCGTCACACCATGACGAACTTGGTTGATCTTAACTTCGTCCGTGAACGCAGTTAAATCTTCTTCGTTACCTTCTAAAACGTCATCACCATAAGTACCACGGCCTTTAAGCTGAACAAACATATCGAATGATACGTTGTCACCTGCACCGCTTTCTAAATCGTTGATAACACCAATAGGCGCGTTTGCCATTTGACCAGCTTTACCGACAAGCTTGGTTGAGGCCATCAGCTTGCTGCCGTAAAAAGACTTTACGAAAGCGGCACCGAATAACGCACCTGCCCATTTTTTGACAGCTTGGCTGTCGTTGATTTTAGTCTGTGCCATGATATTAGTCTCCTTTAGTCAGACTATTTTTGGTATCACAGCACGTATGCGCTTGTTCACCTGTTAAAAAACTCACGTCGCTACCTTGATCGGTTATCACTTTGAGTCTTGGCGAGCGACCACTCTTGCTTTCAACAACAATGGTACACGGGCCTGTGACTTCGATAACATCGCCTATGCTGCAATCTCGATAGCGTATTTTGTTCATAAAGTAGTTTTAACCTATTGGTTTAGTAGGTATTCGTTTTGCTGCGCTTCGCTCATATCAGCGATTGCACGCTCTAGCGCTGGCCCATCAAGCTTGTCTAGGTGAGCAAACTTGCCGTTATCATTGCTGTTAGCAACGACTGCTGGCATGTTTGAGATACTAGGCATTGTCTCGGGGTCTGGCTTAACCGACTTATCGGTAGGCTTGCTCTCTTTCTTGCCAGCTTCCGGCAAAGTCATATAAGACGATACTGCGGTACGCGCCTTATCTAGTAGTACATCAAACGGTGTGCCGGGCGGCATACTTTGAGCAATGACGCCTAGCTGTTGGTCAAGCGCGGCAAACTCAGGACTGCCCTCAACAAATGATTTGTTTTCAGGACGTGCCATAAACTCAGTAACGGCATTAGTAAAGTCATTCTGAAACTGCTCTTGCTTGCTTGTCTCACGCTCGGCAATCTCATCTTCTTTAGCGACCAGCTCAGACTCGCGTGCTTCAATACGTTTTAAATCACGCTCAATGCGAACCTTGGCGGTATTGTAGGCACCATCTAAGATGTCACCGTTATCGTACTGCTCACCCAATGCGGCAAGCTCAGCGTGTTTAGCGTCGAACTCTGCATCAATAGAAGCGCGCTTATCTGCTACCGTGGCGGCTTCTTGTGTGAAGTCGTCTTGATCAGTAGTATCAGCGTCATCAGTGCTGTCAGTCTCAGCGTTGTCGGCTGCAACATCATCGCCAGCATCGCCAGCATCACCATCGTCATCTTGGTCATTGTCGTCGTCATCACTCTCAGGGCTATTGATAGCGTCAATCTCAGCTTGGGTTAAACCGTCGTAGCTCAGGCCAAAACCTTCATCAAGGTCATCGTCAGCACCTACTTCATCGGCTGGCAAGTTGTCTAGCTCTGTGGTGTCGATTTCAAAATCGTCGTTCATGTCATCTTCGTGCATCGTGGTTATCCTTATGGATTAGGTTTGTTTTGTTTTGCTTGATGGTCAAGCACCCATTGGGGAGGCTTAAATTCACCTGTAACACCTTTAATAACTTCGGCTGTCTCACTGTATTGGTGCCACTTGCCATCAATCTCGATAGCAAATAAACCCCTACTAACATGCTGAACATCAAACGGACCTATTGAATCTCTCATAATTGCTCACTCGGCGGCATACCTTGCCCCATCTTTTGCTCCATCATCGCGGCTTCTTCCGGCGACATTGGCGGTTGCCCGTCCTCGCCAGCGGGTATTCCACCTTCAGGTATGACGGGTTGTTCTTGGGTTGGCATCGGTGGTTGTTCTTGCGGTGCTGGCACGTCTGTCTGCATCGGTACTGGTGCTTGCTCTACTGGCTGGCCCTGTACTGGTTGCTCACTACTTGGTAAGGTGCCGTTCATAATATTGTCCATATTGCCAATAAGATCATCAGCAATAGCAGTAAGCTCAGCGTTTTGTACGACCACGCCAGCCGCTTCAAGGTACTTAACCATTGCTTCAGCTTGAGCACGACGAGCATTGGCTTTCTCGCGCTCGCCTTCGCGGTTGTATTGGTTGGCCCGTGAGTTGTCGAGGTTGATTGCTGACTCTTTCTTTGCAATCTCAAGTTTAAGCGCCTGCTCCTGCATTGCCTTTTGTTCCGCTTGCTCTTGCGCCTGTGCTTCTTCACGCGCTTGTTTCTGCTCATCGTTTTCATCAATGGGTGGCAGTCCTGTAGCTTCGCGGATTTTGCTGAGTAAGCGCTCTTTGTTTGGTAGGTCTTGTAAATCAACCGCCATTTCAATAAAGGCAATCGCCAGCATTGGGTTGCCCGTGGCTTGCGTAATCTGTGCTGAGACGTTGATTAGCTGCTCAGACAGCGCCTGGCGCATTGTCTGACGATAATCACGCTCTGATATAACAAAGTCTGCCTGTGTCGCAGTGATGTCTGTCTCCGGTGACTCGTTGAGCACCACAAAGTCTTTCTTGCCGGGGTTCTTAATATCACTTGTGACGCGGAACTGCATCTCGCGGTTGATGTACTGCTCGCACAATGACAATACAATCTCGCCCTCGATTTGATGGGCCAGTTGGTGATTGTCGATGATAGGTGTGGTGATGACAGTGCCTTGCTCTTGCAATGACTGAATAGCGATACCGGACATAGCATTTTGATTCATGCCACGGTTCTCACTGGTCACACCGCTTATCTGCTTTAAGTAAGCGCTGTCCATTTCAGCAAACTGCACATGAGGACCTGCCAGCGATTGATTGTCGCGTATCTCAAAGCGTCTGCCTTTCTTAACTTCGATATAACCATTAACCTTAGCCACCTCTTTGATAGCTTCGTCTTTATCGTCTACTGCATCTTCCTCAGCAATCACTTGACGTGTGGCCATGAGGTATAGCGCATAGTTGCGTCGCTGGTTTAAATCTGATTGCGGATCGACAATCTGACGTACCACGCCATAAGGCGACTTGGTTGTCTTGTCGATGAATGCCAAGCGACGGACAAACGGATAGCGGTTATGCTTATAAATTGACTTGCCATGAAACAGTACAGTCGTCGCAGTATAGATAGCCATATACATCTGCTCGCGTACTGTCTCGCGTTTTTTGGCACCTGCTTTGAGCGCTGCTTGATGCTCTTGCTTATTGCTGTCGAATATCTGACCTGTTAGGCCGCCTGCGTTAGCCAGTAGCGTGACTCGTTCGGTTTTGCGATACCACATTTCCCACACGCGCACTGCACGACGGGTTGATGAGTAATAGCCGCCCGTGATACTCATTGAGCCTGAGCGCACCACATTGATAGCATTGTCACCGCAGCCACGCGCACGATAGCCATTGTTATACAAGTCGTTGCCATCATCGCCTGTTTGGTCAGACTTCAAGTCATCCTCAAGCTCTTGATACTCGCCAGCGTCCAGCTCAAGCTCGCTTTCTTTATCTGGGAACCACGCCTGCAAGGTTTCTAAATCAACAATCTTAGATACCCACATATAGCGTGAGTCAGACATATCAGCTTTGACCGACTGACCATCGACCAGTACGTTTTGCCAGTTCTCATAGTTAAGCTGAATCATCAGCTCACCATCTTCGTTTGGCTCTACGCTGATACGGGTCCAGCCTTCACCAGTCTTGACGCAATCCTCAAACGCGGTACTACGCTGCCACTTAGCTTTGTTGATGTCGTCAATGTACTTAATAAGCTTGGTCTTTAATTGGGCTGGCTCGACATCATCTTGTGTGCGCGGTAGTACGTTCCAGTCACTACGTGCGCGGCGCTCACTACCGATAATCCAATCAACGGCTGGCTTGATCTCGTTGTACGTGCGCGGTTTTTGATTGCGCTCTGCATAGACCTGCTTTTCTTCGTCGCTGAATTGATGACCATCATAAAAGCGCTCATCGCGTGCGCGCAGTGCTCGGCCTTCTGCTTGTGCTTCGCGCTCGTACTCATACATATCGTGCGCCCACACAAGAAACTTGCCGTCCTTTGTTAGCTTAAAGTCGTCGGCAAGGCCGTGGGTCGCTTGATTACTCATGAGTTAGCAATATCCATTAATCCGTGGGTGAATGTCTCTTCACCTTCAAAATATTTATCAAGCGCTTTACGGTTCAAATCCTCACCTTCAGGCTTGTGCATGACCAACTGATCAATGTTTTCAAGCAAGCAATCCATGACGATATGCTTCTCACGGTCTGTTGCATGACCATTCCACAAGTATTGAGCACAGTCCTCTGCGGTGTCTGCTAAGAACGCACCGTCTTTATCGCGCAACTGGTACGCCTGATTGCGACGCACAGCGATATAAGACTTGCCAAGTCCAAACGCACGACGGCACAGTATCAATGCAGCATCGTTGGCAGTTGCGCCTTCGTCTGCTTCAAAGAATACGTTTGAGACAAACGCCACCAGTCCATAGCCTTTACGTACTGCTGCTGGGGCTGGCACGCCATATCGTATCGTTAGTGACATTACTTGCCTGCCTGTTTTGTTTTGTCTGCAAAGCGCCACTTGTTCATAAGATAGAACTTATGCGTAACCACGCCAGCGACGAACCCAAGCAAATAGGGTTCAGCCTGAACAAGCGTGATAGCTGGAATAAAGTTATCCATAGTCTTCGACCTTTAAGTTGGTGAGTATTTTTTGCCCAAAAAAAACCACCTTCGATGAGGTGGCTTTTAATGTTTGGTTGTTTAGGCTAGCTGCCAATCTTCGGCAAGCACATCGGTCTGACTTGCCAGCCAAGGCACGACATTGTCTTGTGCGGTTTTCATTGCGATATACGCACCGTATGGCACCATATCATCAGGGAAGATACCGCCCATCGTCTCCAAGCTGTTACGCTGCATTGGATAACTTGCTGCTGGCACGTAGTACAAGAACATACCTTTGCCGTTCCAGCCAGCGCGCATGACCTTTTTACCTGATTTCAAGGCGTGGATCGCTAATCCAAAGTCAAATTTATCAGCTAGATTGATGCCTCCCACTTGAGTCGCGCTACCACCTACCACAAAATAATTATACTCGCATGGCGCAACACAGTTATTAGTGCATGGCTCAGACTTCTTTTGCTTAGCACGATAACGATCATTAGCGAGTAAGTAGCCTTCAAGCTCCCACAGCTTCTTAACCGCGTTCTCAAGTGCGTAAGTCTCACCAAGTTCTTTGTTAAAATTACTTGCATCAACACAAGACGCTTCACCAGTTACTTTAAAGTTGGTAGGTAGGGTAATAACCGCCACCGTGAGCTTCTTTCCAAATACTGCATACTCAACTTTGCTCTGAGCAACCAATTCATCCAATTGCTCTTTAGTTACTTTGTTTCGTAGGTCTGTCATATCTTATCCCTTATTAGTAGTTAAAGCTTTATCCAGCGCCATGAATCCACGCTCAAAATCTGTATTAGCCATAGCGATAAGACGATGATCAAGTCCAGTGCGTTTTGCCTTCTCAATCAAGCCAGCCATTATCTTTTCTTGTTCGCGTAAGTCGCTGTACACGCTGTCAATCTCTGTCGGCTGGCGAGTTGTATGTGCGTCATTAGGCTGCACTCTTAAATTAGCTGAAACCTTATCACCACTCATACCAACTCCTAGATAACCGTTCTATTGTTATTGGCCTTCTTGCCGCCAGCTCTAGGCTTAACCTGAGCATATCTAAGCATCATCACTGCGTATCGCGTGGCATCCATCAAGTCATCGTATAGCTTCTTGATCTTGCCCTTGTCTCGATGATACGTTCTGCGCTCGTCCTGCCATTCGGTACAATCACGGAAGACAAACAATCTGCCTGTTTCCATGCGCTGTAGTATTTCCATCAAGCCTGCTTCGACGCCATTACTACCATCATCATGCGTGGCATTTTCATCGAGCATGTTCACGCCTTCATCGCGGTACTGCTCAGCGAGTGTTAAGCCGCTGCCTTTGTCGTGCTGATAACCATCGTGTGGCCAAGCAACTGGCTGCCATGAACCATTGTCGTTAAAGTGTGGCGCGTGTTCGCGCGGTGTTCTCTCGCGTGCTGCATACTCGTTTGTGACATAAACAATGTCGTTGTCGCGGTCCCATGCCAGCGTGACGCATGTTGTTGGGTGATCCCAACCAAAATCCATACCCTTGATTTGCGGCCAGTGTGCTGGTATATCAAAACGATCAATGATGATTTCATCTTCATCAACCGGATAAATCAGACCGCTACCTGCGTATGGTATACCCTGCATACGTGCTTTATGCTCGTGCTTGGGGAATAACGCTAAATAATTAGCTTTGTCGTCCTCGCTTAAATGCGGTGCGTCATCCCAAGTTGCGCGAGTAACGCTGTTAATGCCTTCATCAGCTTTCTCAATAAAGCCTTTGACCATCGGTGTCACGCCCATTAGTGGCGTAAACGTGATGTAGATCAGACCGCGTGTTGTCGCTGTGCGTGTTAGACACTCGGTATAAACCTCTTCAGGCGGCTCTTCATCCAGATGGATGTAGTGCATTGCCGTACCTTCAAAGCTCCCTCGGCCTTGTTGGTATGACTTCAAGCCAATGTACGACCAGCCACCGCTGGCATGTTTAACCTTGACTGTATCGATTAAGTCAGCGACACCAGACTTCCACCTGATAGACTTTTGATCAATCAAGTGAATCGGTATGATGCCGCTACCATCTATGGTCTTTTTCTTGCCGCCATCTTTGTAGATGACGTTGCCAAACAACTCCGCTTGCAGAATATCGCGTGTCGTCTCATTGGTCTTGCCAGCAATCCAGCCTTTCGTTGGATGATCAAAGCGCTTACCCACCCACCATTCAGGATAAAGGCCGGTTGCGTGCAAAGTATCTTCATACGTGCCAGCGATTGTCTTACCAACCCGGTTGCCTGCCATAAATAGGCGCGAACCGTAGAACTTGCCGTCTGCAAAGAATGATAGATGTTTAGTATAGCCATGCCTAGCAAATGGCCCGTCATCGGGGAAGAAGCTATACAGCTTGTAGTTCTTACGCTTCTCACGCTCTTTGATGACCGCAATAAGCGCCCGTTTATTAGCAGCATTAAGACCTGGTAATAAAGCTTTAAGACTTTCCGCTGAGCAATCCAAGAGCATACTCGTCTAACTCCTCGTCTGTCATGCTCTCTAAGTCTTTTGTCTTAGCGCCGCCTACTGGATTTCTCTCAAGCTCCTTCTTGCGTGTTTCAAGCTCTAGTATTACTGCTGCTTGCTTAGGTATCTGGTATTCAAGCTTGGCGATTAGATTAATCAGCCTTGCTTCTTCGCTCGCCCAATCGCGTGTCTTATAAACGCGGGTACGTTTTAACGGCTCTGACTCTTGCCCGCCGTAGTCGTCCTCGTCCGGATCATAATACTCACCGCAGCGCTGAGCGTCTCTTGCCCGCGCCTTCTTGACCGTTTCTTCATCTTCTTCATCAGCCAATGTCTCGTCTTTAATCTCATCGAGCTGTGGCGTGTCGCCTTGAATCTTACGATGAGTCAACAAGTTAGCGAGCTGTATTCGCGCTATAGCAAGCTCACGACTCACATCGCCCTGCATAGCAATCGCGTCATCTAACTGGCTGTCATCAAAGATACGGCTGTAGATGCCGTGTTTTAAGTTGTTCTTGTTGCCCTTGGGCGCGCCTGGTGATAAACCACCGTGCAAACGGCAGCGCTTCTTGCCAGCGATTGGCTTGTTTTGGCAAGGCTTGCCTGAGCGAGTCTTAGCACCGCAAATAGTTTTATCTGCCATGCTGACTCCTGAGCGTTACCTCGCATGTAAAAAAGGCTCACAACAAGCAGATACTTATGAGCCAAAAGGACATAAAAAAAGCCCACACCAATTAAGGCATGAGCTTTTTAGAATATATTTAGTGTGGCTAGGTGTGGCAGTTGCTATACACAACCTCTTATCCATCAACCTACCCGTTCACGATAACACAAACTTACCCTAAGTCGTGCCAATAATCAAGGTGTTTTAGCGCTGTGATGAAAATTAACGATAAAACACTTGATGTTTGTTTACATGGGGTTGAATTGCTGGCTGGCCTGTGGGCTTGACTGCGTATATTAAGTGACACATAAAGAAAAAACAGAATTATACATATCTTAAATACTCCTTAATCTCTATAACAACGCGGTCTATTGACTCTTGCATGATAAAAAAGTAGGCCATTTGACTTTGCTTCTTATATCGCGTCGTGCTTAGCCAGCACTCACGCTCATCATCCTCAGTCTGATAGCCGCTATTGTTAAGTTGGCGCTCAATCTCTGCGATTTTACGCTTAAACGCAATATAGTCTTGATAATGTCTACCCATCAACTCAACTCCAATATAGCCTCGTAAATATGTCGCTCAGCATTCGCTAAATGCCGTTGCACCTTGCGCACATGCGTCTGTACCGTCGTACCCTCGCCATGTTCGTACTCACTCACTACCGACTTACTTAGGCGCGTATAAGACATGCCATACAGATAGTAGCGACGTATCAAGCTTGCCCACATCATAAGCTCTTTATCACCTGACTGCTTCATGCCAGCCAGTTCTCGGTCTATGAGTGTATAGTACGCCTGATCGTCCATATTCCACATCACCGGGCGAACGCTTGCGCTCTGCTGCTCTACATTATCACGCATTATGATCGCACAAGGCGATTGATAGCCCAAGTGACCGCCCACTGTACCTCGATTGCAAAAATCACCCCATCCAGTTAGCCAACTTTGCACCTCTAATAAATCAATTACGTCAGTTTTATCAATCGTATCACTCATCAGCTATCCCCAAAATAATGTATAATGATTTTGCGAATAACATTGCTCTGTTACTTGCCAGCTATAGCACTTACGTCTGCAAACGTGAGTGCTTTTTATTATCTGTTAGTAGTCACCACCGTTTGCTGACCACACAACCGCTAAAAACGCGATAGCCAATACGATTGCAGTCACAATCCCAACAAGGCCCATTAAAATAATTAGATCAATCACAATACTCTCCTTGCTTGTCGGTAATTAATAACTCGCCTGCCATGTATCTTTTGATGGTCTGGGTAGTGTCTTGAAAGCCTTTACACACCTCTGCGTAGTACCCTTCATCAATCAATGCTGCAATACGCTGTTTTTGGTTGTCTCGCGTGACGCTGCCTTTCGGTTTCTTGAGCTCAATACGCAATCCGTGATAGCCGCCTTTAGGTATATCTAGTATCAAGTCCGGATAACCTGCCTGCACGCCCATGCGTTTAAGCTTGGCACCCTCTCTCCCTTTTCGATAACCACCGTTTGGAACGTGGACAATGTAGTAGTCCAATGTCCTACCCTTGTATTTCTGCAACACCGCCCATTTAATGATTGAGATTTGAATATCATCCTCAGACTTGGCTGGCATGACGATACTTTTCTTACCATCTTTATCTGTTACCACTCTTGCCTTCTTAAACCTAGCTAATCGTGCCAATTTACCGCCCTCCTGCCCTTCAAATCGTCCTGACCGATGTATGTACCGAGTCAACATTCAGGTCACTTAAATCGTCATCTATTGCTTTACCGCTTTTATCCCATCGACACGGATTGTTATAGCGAATCCCATTAATTTCTATCGCGCTACATGAGTAACGCTGATAGTCATTACTAAACGATAAACCGATTACAAAATCACCTGCCAGCGTCACAGCTGAGTTTTTGAGATAGTTCACAGCGTTTGGCTTGCCAGCTTTGACCGCTTTCTTTAATTCAGTGTATTTGCGCTCGCCTGGGGTATAGTCGGCTGGGTCTTTTTTCACTTGCCAGTCTCAAGAGGATAGCGAGCTAAAAGGCGGTCACGCAGCTTAATAGCTTCATCATTTTTTAGGTGCGAAACTATCAAGGATGAGAAGTGTCTCGGCTCCGCCATACCATCCTTGTTGTTTACCTGGTCTTGCCTACTTTCAACAATCACACCGCGTTCGTAAAACTGAAACGATAGTGACCTATGGCTCTCATAATCACTCAAAATCACTGATTGCTTAGCTATAAACTTACTCACGCGCTTATCTCCTCAAAAAGATCTATTTGTTGCTGCTCACAGTTAGGTGATATCCAAAGCACTTCAGTACGCTTGCCGCTACCGTTATGACTACTGATAGCTGTCTGTCTTGATGATTTGGTCCAGCCAGCAAGCTTGTCGTTATAAAGCTCATTGTCATAACCGCTAATCACAAACATACCTTTTGACTTTAGAGTCAGATCGAGTAGTCGGTTATGCTCAAACTCACGCATTTCAAACTTGCCATAGCTGTCTGTATTAGTGCGCGTGTCCGTCGTATAAGGAGGATCAAGATAGAACAGCGTGTCGCTACGGTCGTGCTGCTTAATCACGTTGTACGCATCGGTATTTTCGATAACCACTTGGCGTAAGCGCTCAGTGACTTCTAACACCCTTGCTGGCAAGTCTGACCAAAGCGATTGCAGCGATATACCGCTACGTGCTGTATCTAATCTAAAGCCAGTATTACCGCGAGTCGCGCCAGCACTACCAAAACCCATTTGTGCACGTACTAATAACTTATGAGCCTCCATCACTGCTGGATAACCTGATTCAATCTTGCCGCGGCCATCACGATTGCGGCAACTTGGCTCTTTTGCCCATTCAAACTCAGTACGGCTATATGGCGTCATGTGTAGCAGTCTTAACAAATCAGGACGCATGTTGTTGCAGCGGATCACGTTAAACAGATTCACAATCTCATCATTTTTGTCGTTATAGACTTCGCGCACTGACGGTTCTTTACTAATCAGCACAGCTGCTGAGCCACCAAACGGCTCAACGTAGCAATGGTGCTGTGGAAAGTGACTGATAATCCAAGGGGCTAAGCGCCACTTGGCACCGTGGTACCGCATTAAAGGTTTATTACTCATAGTGTTCTCACTCGACCAGTCAAAACGCGATAGCTGGGCCAGACGCAAGGAATTTGTACGATGTTCTGTCTCAAGCGGTCCGATGCTCTATCACCCATATGGTCATAAAATTCTTTTTCGGTCATATTGGTGGTGATAATGGTTGGCAAGCGCAGCTGATAGCGTCTATCGATGATTGCAGACAGCTGCTCACGGTCTTTATCAGCCCATTTATCCACTGCTGACGTATCGCCTTCGCCTACCTCATCAATTATCAAAGCGGTAGAACGACTCAGACGCTCAATGTAAGTCGCTGCGCTGTCGCTGCTGGTCTTATCCCAAGTGGCTTTTATCTCGTGCTGAATCTGACCTGAGCGCTTAAATGCCACGGTCATCTGTGCGTAGTAGCGCTGACGCACAATCTCATTGACAATCAAACACGCCAGCTTCGTCTTACCTGTGCCTGTGTTGCCTGTTAGCAAGATATTGGCGTGGCCTTTGCGGTAGTTTGCTGCGTAATGCTTAGCAAAATTAATGATTTTAGCGATGCGTGCGCGTGTCTGATCATCACCGCCTACTGTCCACTGACTAAAATCAGCGTTGATGTGCTCGCTTGGTATGTCTAGGCTGGCAAGTAAGCTGCCTTTCAAGTATTGCAGCTGCTCTTGCTGCGCATCATGCTCCCACTGGCATTTTTGGCACTGCACGTTACCAGTGTTAGCAACCGCTTCTGTGACTTGCCAGCGCTGCTTGCCGTGTTTTGCACAATCCGTTGCCACTGAGACTGTGTTAAATGATGGCATGCGGCTCATGACGCTATCTAGTGCGTTACCACGACCTGCTGTATGCGTAGGCTCAAGCAGTTCAGGTCTGGGTCTTCTGAGTGAGGCGTTTTCGTATGCTGTGTTCATATCAAATCCTCTTTAGCCATTTCACAAAAAAAACTACATTCGATATCTAGTTCGTTTCTCATGTCACCGCGATTCGGGTCTAGCTCATCAAGAAATATGGGCGCTGACCCTACTGGCTCTTTCAGTATGGAGTGTCCGATATTTCGTTCGACCATTGACATGCGTACAAACACATCAGGAAAATCCTTACGAATGTTGTTCCAATAGCCCATGCCACCTTTGACGCAACCAATACAATTGTTATTCTTATAACCAAGTTCATACATAAACGGTATCTTGATACCTGCATCTTGGATAATCGCCAAACAATCTTGTTTGGCTAGATTCGCTTCAATCAAAACCCAATCAACGTCTAGCTGCTCATTTCTTTCTTCAAAATCTATTGAGCGCTGTAATTCATCAACCGTATAACCGAAAATATGAATATCATCTTCACGTTGGAACTTGGCTCGAACCTTGCGCTTTAGCTGTGTCGTACAGGGTGCGCCATAACGACCCTTTAAATAGCCTTGCTTGAAAACTTCGTAAATAGAACCGTTATACTTATCGTTTTGAACTGTTGTGATCGGAACACCAAACCATGCTTCACAGTCTTTCAAAAAACGCTGGTTGTCGGGATGTTCCTCTTTAATATGAATATTCAGCACCTCAACTCGATCTTTGCCGTACTTGTTGATTGCTAGTTTGGTTGCTACTGCGCTGGCTGCACCACAGCTGAAATGACATAAAATTCTTCTCATAATGATTTACCCGTAGTAGTTGTTATCGTTGTCTGAGGCGGTATCGCTTGGCATGGTGCTGTCTGTGCTATCTGCGAACCATGCGCGCTTCTCTTCGTCAGTCATTTCAGTTGGTACGTCGTACTTTGCGTTGACTGCAAGAGGATCAGGCGTTGTGCGTTGTCTGCTGGCTGGTGATTGAGCTGCTTGGTTGATGCGCGTTTTTGGCTGATACACATCCGTCCACATCTCGACGATTGATTTTTTTATTGACTGGTGAATATCCAAGCCAGCGTTGTGCCATTCAGTTAATCTCTCAACTAACAGTTTGCAAGCGTATTCGGTAGCTGGTTTTTTCTTGGTAACGCGCATGTCGTTGTACGCAATCCAAACTTCTTTTTGGATGAAGTCAGGAATTGGGTACTCATTAGCTGAGAAGGTAGGTTTTTTCTTTGTAGCGGTCTTGGTTTTTGATTGCGGTTTTTTCTTCGTGTCACTATCAGATTTTTTTGACTGAGAAACAGAAATATCTTTTTGCGCCTTTATCTTTTTAGTGTAGAAGTCTAGTGTAAAAGGTATAGTGTGTAGGTCAATTTGACCGGACTTGCTGGACAAAATGACCGGACTTGCAGACAAATTGACCGCATAAGAGGACAAAATGACCGGACTTGAATTGCTAGGGTCTGGACTATTTGACCGGACTTTAGCAGTCTTTTCGGCTTTTAAGTCTGCTACCAACTCGACCACTTTTTCTAAGTTAATAGAAAACTCATACATGCGACCAAAACTTGGCTTGGTATTTATGACACCCAATTCTGCCAATTTCTCGACTGCGCGCTGTATGGTTTTTTCGCTTAGACCAGTACCATATCTTTCATCATTTTTAAATTGAGAATAAGACAGCGTGTCTTTGCCTTTTAACCAGCCACCAGTCTTTGCCCAAATAAATTGTAGGCAGCCGTAAGCACTGGGATTTTTTAGCACTTGCTGCATTTGTAAGATTGGCGTGGGTACTCTGAGGTAGTCACTCATTAGAATCTCTTGCATATCTGTGTCTAACATGGTTATAATCTCCCTTGCATATCTTCATATATGTTTGTTAATTGGTAAGACGCTCATCAACTCCCATTGATGAGCGTTTTTTTTATTGCGTGCTATCACTGTTAGGCGGCATTACCCAGCCGATCAAGTCACGACCACTAATGACTGAAAAAATATCCATGCCATGACGTTCTGCTAAATTAGCCACACTTGCCGATCCAGCTTTTTTACCCTTTGTGACGTTTGACGCTTCAAAAAGCTTGCCGCTACTCAATGCTTTGATTAGCGGCTCACGGTCTGGCCCAATCAAATTTCCTGATAGCTTGACTCGTTTATGACGTGTGAGGTTGTCGATCATGAAATACGATTCCCCGGTCTGAAGGCAATTCAGACGAATCAGCGTTATGTCCATATTTCTTTTGATATAAACCAGATCAGCGCGCTGCTTTTGATAGTCTTTGTGCTCGTTATTGTTTTGAGCCTTTTCGCTCTTAGACACCATTTTTACCATCTTGCCAGCGGTTAGATCGGCTATGAGTACATCACGCCTCGCCTTAGCCAGTTGGTGCGATGCTGGTCCTTTCTTAACCGCAACGACTCTGGCTATTTTCTTAGCTGGTTTAGCTGCTTTTGGCTTGGTAACAAGTATTGGCGTGCGGTCTTTCTTCTGACGCAATACCGCAGTACCGTCTTCTAGTCTCGCCAGTGCTGCCTGGTGTTCTGCTTGCGCCTTCTCGTCAGCCTTCTTACGCTCAATACCTGCTAGCGCTTTTAACTGTGCGTCGGTGCGCGGTGTTTTGCGCTTAGGTGCGCTTGGGTCATCAAGATCGGTAGCGCCCACTTCTTCTAAGTATTTGGCAACAGTGGCTGCCCATTCAGGGTCAACAGGCTTAGGGTGACGATTCAAGTCTGCAAAATGCCCTTCTACTTTCATTACTTTCCCCAAAAATGTATCAATGTGAATAGCACTAATAACACCGCTGCGATATGCATGAACATCCAAAACATCTTACAAAACAATGTTTCGTCAGCAACGATATCTCGACGTTCCTGCTCTATTTCTTCTACAGCGCTCAGTCTGGCGATTAGCAGCGTTGGTCTGCTAGCACTTTTAGGTGCAACCAAGCTCTTGCAGGCTTCATAGAAGCTCGCTAGCAACTCAGACACGATATTTGAGCTGGTATTTATCTCTGACAAAGCATCTGTACGGCTGTAACGAGCATCAGCGCTGTCAGTCATGCCAGCGTCGTTTTGAAAGAAGTCATCTACCGCTTCTAAATTCTGGAAGTGGTACTTTGTGATGTGAAAAAGAATGTCGATTTTTTCTTTGTTGTAGTGCTTGGCATTAGCTGGCACGACTTTTAGACCGCAAAATGCCAGCATGTCGCAGAAGCGCACGAGCTGACTATCAGGCTTGCTTGAATCTAGCCAGCGACCAACGGTGCTTGAGTCAACATCAAGGCATTTTGCGACGTTGACTTGCTTGGCTTCTGCAACTGCGTGCAAGATGTCTGATTGCATGTTGCGTGACCGTTGCATTTTTTGATGTGATAATTGATTTGTGGACATGGTTATTCTCCGTAGTAGTAGAGGTTAAGCGTGTTCGATATCTTGAATATTGGTCATTTCCCCTGTCTTGAAGTCGTCCCAATTGTTTTTTTCAACGACTACAAATTGATGGAGCTTTCTGATTGATTCAACATCGCGCCATCTTGGGTTTTTGGTGGTTTCAGTAAAAAGACGAGATACTTTTGATTGGTATATATCTGCTTTCTCGGCAATCAATTCTTGCGTCATACCTGCGCCAATAAGCTCTGATATTTGCTGCGAGGCTCGCATGAGGCTTGAACTCCTTTTTTGGGTTAGTGTTTATATTATAATGCAAATCTGCATAATATCAACCCACTTATGGATAGGTCATTACATAAATATCCGTTTTTGCATAAAATATATTTAATTAATGTTTACCGGATTAAATAGGAGGGTTCTAAATGTCTTACTTAGCGCAAAATATTCAGTACCTATTAGATAAAAACAATATCAACGCTTATCAATTGCAAGAAAAATCAAACATTGCTCAATCCACGACATTTAGAATAATTAACGGTGACACAAAAAGCCCTAGCAGCACTACAGTGCAAAAGTATGCTAAATACTTTGGTGTTGAAGAGTCTGATTTAAGGTTTAAAGACTTATCGGATTCAATAAAGACGCAAGAGGACGGTGATAATTTTAAAGTGGTAGAAAAAAAGCCTGTGAGATACGTTCCTCTACTGAATTTTGTGCAAGCTGGCGAGTTTTGCGAGTACCATGACGATGCCATATCAGATGAGTTCAGACCGATCTTTGGAGAGGGTTATGGTGAGCATGTCTATTGGGTTGCCCTGGAGGGTGATAGCATGGAGCCTGACTTCAAGTCAGGAGAGCTGGTGCTGATTGATCCGGATATGCAACCAAATCCTGCCGACTATGTAGTAGCTTTACGTAAAGGTGAGAAAAAGGTGACTTTCAAAAAATGGAGACCGCGTGGATTCGATGAAAAGACTGGTAAAGAGTACTCACAGTTGATACCGTCCAATGAAAATTATCCAATAATAGACAGTCGCTTTGTGCCGTTTACTATTTGCGGTGTTGCAGTTGAGCGCAAGCAGATGCTGAGGACAATATGAGATCATACTATTATTATTGGATATGCCATTTTCTAAAGCACGCCACATTAGTTGTAGTTAAGCCTTTAGGTTGGGGTGTTTACCGTGAAGCGCTGGATTGGGATTAATTAAGGAGTAATGTTGTTGTAGAACTAGGGTTTTATAACACCGAAAGATAATAAAGCAATAATTTCACAAGCCCACCTTTTGGTGGGTTTTTTATTGCCTATTCTAAATTTTATGCAATTATGGATAATTTAATCTATCCACTCTTGCAATAATCTATGCAATATTGCATAATATGGATTATCAGCTAGCAACGACCTAGCCGAAACTATTTAAAAACACCTGAATACATAGAACCATCTTGAAGCGCGTTTGACCAGGTTGGGCGCGTGAATGGATGGCTATCGTAAGTGATGCAAAGCGCATTACTTACCATAGCCATTTAACGGTCTACGACCACTACTACGGAGATAAAAAGTATGAGTATTGAAGTAAAGAAAACAAAATCAGGCTTAGTCCTTACCAAGACAAACCAAGAGCCTTCAAACCCCAAAGGCTGGCAAGATCGTTATGACATCAACTGCCCTTACTGCTTAGAAGGTTTTGATTGTGCACCTAGTATCTTTCACATGATGGGAGCTTATGAGTTGGGAGGTGGTAGTTGTCCAAGCTGCAAAGAAATGATGGAAATTCACTTTCATCCCGAAACCAACAGTATGACGACTCATAAAGCAGTAAGAGAGTCAGTGCATTAAAACCAGTTATTACAACATAGCCGATTGCTCGCAGTCGTCTATCTCGTAACAACTAAACCAATCAAATAAGGAGTCAATCTTGGTAGACAAAACCGAACAACTGACCAAGCGCGAGCAACTAGCCGCCATTGCCATGCAAGCGCTTATCACCGCCAATACTGGTAAGTCCAGCTACGCGACGGCAGAAACCGCAGTAAACCACGCAGACGCTTTAATCAAAGCACTTAACAATCACCCATAGAAAAGCCCCAATCAGCACGAACTGAATGGGGCATAACACTCTACTACGGAGTCCGTAAATTATGACACACATCATAAAGCAAATCAACATCGAGCTGACAGCAAAGCTCGCAATATCCGCCCTACTCGCCAGCGCAGTCATCGTTACTGGTGCAAACGCTATTGATAGCGGTATCGAAGCAGAAGATCGCACGCACTTAGAGCACAAACTATGGCTTGAAGAAAATGTGAGCGACAAGTACGACGATGATCAGTACGAGTCTAGCCAGCAGGCTGAAACAGCTAGGCACGCAAACAATGTTATCGCTAAGGCGTATGGGAGAGAGTCATGAGTGAATCTAATCAAGCCGCGTGGGAATGGTCTCAAGAAGATGAGCGACGCTGGCACGCTGAGCAAGAGCTTGCAGCCACTCGCCAGCCAGCAGACGAGCAAGTCAATGAAAGGTTGCTCGCTGACTTTGACAGTATTTTTATGACGGATAAGGAGAGCAACTGATGGCTATCGTGACTTTAATTCTAGGCAATAGTGGTGAAGGCAAGTCCTATAGCCTAAAGCATTTAGACCCAAGCCAAACTGGTGTTATCAACGTCGTCAATAAACCACTACCTTTTCGTGGCGGCAAAGATTTTAAAAAACTTGCAACGGATAGCGCTGCCAAGATTTGCGACGCGCTAGTTAGAAGTAAAGCCCCTGTTATCGTTATTGATGACTTTCAATACATCATGAGCCTTGAGTACATACGTGGCAATAATCAGAAGTATGAGAAAGGCGCTGCTTTTGATCGCTACAACATTTTGTCCTACAACGCTTTTTCTGTGTTTGATACTGCTATCAATCACGTTAGCAACGACAAGCGCGTTTATATACTAGCGCACATCCAAGAAGATAATGGACGCCAGCGTATTAAGACAATGGGCAAGGTTTTAGATGACAAGATCGTACTAGAAGGCCTTGTGTCTACCGTACTTCAAACAACGCTTCGTGATGACGGTCATTTCTTTATGACAAAGAATAACGGCTTCAACACGGTTAAAAGTCCTGAAGATATGTTTCAGTCCGAACTGATACCGAATGACCTTAACGCTGTGGATGACGCTATTTGCGACTACTACGGCATTACTAAAAACCAAAATCAACAGCCAGAACAGGCTTAATTTTAAATCAGGAGCAACACCATGAACCAGCAATCACAACAAGCCTTTTGGCAACTGGACAAATCAAAGGCTGCTAAAGTCGGTCAGTCAAACTACATCACTGGTGATACTAGCGATGTTTATAAAATCCTAAGCGCAGCATGGAAAACCAACACTCGCATGAGTCCGGCTGTCCATAACTTAACGGTTCATATTATGAACGCTGATAAATCAACCGCTATGATCGAGATCCCTTACGCTGACGAATCAGGTAAAAGCTGGTCAGGCGAAAATATTATCAATGCCATGATGCTTTGTGCCAACGTCCCATCTTTATCGCAAGTACAAGGCTCGCACCAAGAATATGACTTTGATCAGCAAAAAGACGTGACCGTCAACGGTATAGTAGCGCCCGAACTGGCTGGCAAGAAGGTTGGTATGTTCTTAACTGATAGATATTACTTTCACAAAACGAAGTTTGAGGTTAAGCGTGGTGCGCCTGAGCTGTTCAACGTCTTTGATGCTGAATCACGCCAGCTACCGCACGAAAAAGCCAATAATCAGCCAGCCAATCCAGAGGCGTTTAACACCGTGACGGAAGCAATGATTAAGTACAGCGCAAAATCTAAAGAGAAGGCTGAGAACGAAGCTGCAATGAATGGACAACCGCAAAATGGTTTTAATAATCAAATGACAAACCAGGCTCCGCAGAATAACAGCGTCACTTATCAACGCGGTGCACCAATGCAACAAAGTAGCGACCCAGCAAACAGCGGTCCGACCACCACAACAAGCGCAGTATCAGACGATGATTTGCCCTTTTAGGAGATAGCAATGATCTATTGTAGATACTGCGAAACTGAGAAAGCGGAGGGTGATTTTTACCAATCATCTATCCGCAGTGACGGTAAGTCTGGCGATTGCAAAGAGTGCATACGCGCCAAGGCTAGAGCTAACAGAGCTAATAACATCGAAGCTCGCCGCGAGTTCGATAGACAGCGTGCTAACAATCCTGACCGCGTGCAAGCGCGTAAGGATTATCAGCGTACCGAACGAGGCCAACGAAAGGCAAGTGCTGCCAAACGTGCTTACGCTGAGCGAAATCCAACTATACGCCAAGCACACAATGCAGTTAATAACGCCTTGCGTGACGGCAAGATAGTCAGACCTTCTTGCTGTGAGACTTGCCAGCAAGAGGCTGAATTACACGGTCATCATTGCGACTACAACAAGCCGCTGGATGTTATGTGGCTGTGCGATCCATGTCATAAGCAGTGGCATAAAGATAACACGCCTATTTACTGTGACGAGCGCAAGCTGGCTTGACGGTCAGTTTTAACTTTTTGGAATAACGATTTGCAGCCGTAAGCTGCTATTCGTTGATGGCTGAAATACCACCGTACAGGTGGCTTAGAAATCACCAACTAGCTGATGCCAGTTGCCCAAACTTTTATCACCGCATAGGTGACTTAGCAGCAACTCTACCCCTACTACGGAATGAATACTATGAACACAAAAACAGCAACAATTATCGATATGCAGGCGACTGACACAACCAGGTACGCCCAAGCGACACAGATATCTTGGTCGCAAATCGCATTTACTGACAATACGCACTTTATTGTTGAGACAAACCCAAAGCGCAATTATGAATCTAATCATGAGTTATGTTTTGTGCACCGCGCTATATCTAGCGAGCAAAAAGGCTTAAACGGCATTCATCATAGAGATTTAGAAGGCGCTAAATACTACAAAGAAGTGCTGGCCCGAGTTATGAGTCGCGTCAATGATGACTACATTGTCTGCTTTGATGCAAAACAAACTAAACGACTGCTTGCCAGCGCTGGCGTGCCAACAGATGCTTTTAACTTCATCTGCATGTCGTCTGTGATCAAAAAACTGTACCCAAACATGGGTAGCTACACGATAGCGACTCTGGTTTATGAGTTTTGCGAGAACACAGCAATCAGCTATATGCCGCACAACTGGCATGGACGCTACGACGCGACGTTTATGCGTCACATATTTAAGCAAGTCAGTATCTTAAATGGCTTGTTCACAATGCAAGATTGGTATGAATTAACACCGGAGGTGGCACATGGCTAAGGCTAAGAACCGTGACAAGCGTAAAAAGGCAGCAGTTAAAAAGGCGAACCAGGTTAAAGCTGGCAAGCCGGAAATGTACGAAGGCTTTATGCGCATACCGCTGAACAATTCATTCACCAGCGATGAAGTTAGGATTCACACTGAGTACGAAGGCGATTGGTTGGACCGAAAGCTACGCGCCACGATTATGAATGAGCCGCGCATGTTCGTAGTCACAGCTCACGTCTTTATGATTGATGGCAAAAGATATTGCGCGACTATCGAATATCAAAGCTATGGCGGCAGAGAAACAATACCCGATGCCGCAAACATGGCAGTCGATGCAGCACGTAACGGCAGCGGCCTTATGGATATGAGCAAAACTTACATTATTGTTCGCGCTCAGAAGGATATGACCAAATTCCCGAAAGAGATTGACGTGGAAGAGTTACAGGCTAAGCAGCACAAAAAAGCGCCAATAATGGGCTTGGCACAACCTTTTGATTATAACTATCTGTTTGATGAATTTGTAAAGGAGTCAAAAGCATGACCACGCCAGCAATGATTATCGACTTTGAAGCAACGGATGTTAGCAAGGAAGCGGAAGCGACACAGCTTGGGTGGCGTAACGTATCCTTTGATGACCAAGGCGATCTAGTGGCAGAGGTTGTTTACTACAGAGACGACAACCAGCAAAGCAACGTGCGATTCTGCAAGCCAGACCGCGCAATTAGCTATGGTGCTATGGCCGTATCTCACATCATGCCAAGCGACGTAGAGCACGCATTAAGTCATAAGCTTGTGGTGCCACAATATCTGCCAGTCGGTGAAGCCTACATCATAGGGCACAATATTGATTACGATATTCAAGTCGCGGCCAACGCTAGCGTCGATGTTAGCCAGTACAAACGTATTTGCACGCAAGCGCTGGCACGTCGATTACTGCCAGAATTGGACAGTCATTCACTAGGCGCACTCACCTACGCGATTAATCCTGATCTAGCACGTCAGTATTGCCGTAATGCTCATAACGCTGGTTGGGATGTGACGTTCACGCTGTGGCTGCTAGAACACTTATGCGAGCTTGGCGACATAACGAGCATGGAACAGCTATACCTTGCCAGCGAGGAAGCGCGGATTCCTAAGATTATGCCCATCGGCAATGACCATAGAGGAAAGCTTATCGCTGATATGGCGAAAGACCCTAAAGATCGTGGCTTCTTGCAGTGGGTAGTTAAGACTATCAAGGACAAGCCTTACTTGGTTGAGGCTTGCCGACAAGCGCTAATCACTAGCATTAATCCAAATGTGTCAGGTATGGAGAGACAATCATGA